GGCTTTGTGTGCGTGGCGTCAACGATTACAGAGACATTTAAATCGGTATAGTGTTTGATATCTGAATGCAATCTCTTCTCAATATCTTTAAAATTACCTTGTATCGATTCATTGCCGTACAGATCGGCTCTAATGCTATCAGTAGAGATAATTACAGAGCCTGTAACTGTTGCTAATCGCTCTGCATAGGTACTCTTACCACTGGCAGGTATGCCAACTAATAAAGAGCATTTAACACTATTAGACATAATAATAATTAGATAAGGTTTACAAGGGATATAAAAAGCTTTAAGCGATGCAAAAAGCCTTCTTTAGTTCTGGAGTCTCATTCTTGGCCCGTTTCCATCTAAGGATCACAATGTGAGGCACTGACTTATTATCTAGAAACCTAGCGTCGTGCTTGTCGCCGTCAACAGTTGGAAAGCCTAGTAGTTCAGTGGGTATTGGTTGAGACTTCTTTAAAGACATAGGAGCGGCAATGTTTAGATTATTCTCTTTAGCGTACTTAATGACGTCGTGCTTACTTCCCCAACTGATAGACAAGTCATAGCCAACTTTTCTGCAAGTTTCCAAGTCTCTATCAATTCGCTTTGTATAGTCATAAAATACAACGTTTCTAGTAAGTATTTTTAAAGGTGATTTTTTGAATACTTCCATTATGTTGTTATATTTTCCAGGTACTAGGCATAAGTCAAAAGTTTCTCCTATATATTCGGCAAGCTCAACGTCAACGACTACAGGCAAGGCTTCAAATTTATAATCACTAGTAGCATTTAAACGGATTGCAAACCGTTCTGAAGGGTTATAGATTCCTTTAGACTTCTTATATACAAATCTTGCAACCTCTAATACTAATAAACGCATATATTCATTAGGGCGTTGATTAAATGCTTTAGACCTTAAACCACGTCTAGCAATCTTATTAGACATATAAGCAGGATTGCCCGCAGTATTCAAGCAACATGCCATACAAGCCTTTGAAGCACTAGGACAAGCATTATAGGCAACAGGTAGAAAGTGATGTCCGGCAATATGTACAGTTAAATTTTCCTTGGTCTTTACATCCTTAGAAAGTTTTGGGTTGCTATCTACTGTTAGAACGTTTGCAGAGTTAAAAGAATAAGTTTGTCTAAGTGTTGCAAGGTCTTTAGGTAGTCTCATAATTGGTCATGTATGCGATTGAATGACTTTATAATAAGCAGGCTTATGGAAGTTTTGAGCATTAATTACATAAGCTTAATACTTGTTGATTATGACTGAAATGTAACGATTTCCACAGGTTCCCCGAGAATATGGTAATAGCTAATACCTGCATTATCTGGCGGGCCTTAGGCTAGACATATCAACTAGTACAAAGAAACTAGTCGGAATCAGTGGAAAATAGGGTATTTTGGCGCATAATTTAGGTGATTTGTCAAACCAAATCGATGTAAAAGTTAACCTGAATAATTGGACAAGAATTGGCCAGGATTTTTCCTCGAGATCCCTTGCTATCACTGCGCTTTGAATCTTGCGTAACTGTGCGCTAGACAGTTGGGCAGAACATATGTACTACTTTGTAACGTCGAAGAAAGGTAGACGTAGGTATTTATACGTAGCACTTGATGTAGATGATACATATGTACTACTACTTTTAGTAGATGATACGTTTGTACTACTCAGTCATGCTCGACGTGCGCCATTGTTACAGTATGTTTTCTTTTTTTGTTTTTGCTTGACATCCCCCCTGGGCTGCGCCAGACCACTCAAATTTTTTTTACCCCAAATCGGCCTTTTTTAAGAGAAAGTAGGGGGAAAGCAATCTAACAAGTTCAGACGCCTTAAAATTAGGTCTATAGCTATAAATTTTAGATAGAAGTGTCTGTTTCGCCAGCGGATTTTGAGTTATATTCACGTATGACAGGGGCTCCTATGCCCAATTCACCTCAAGAGCAGATGCAAATGGCTCCGGAGGTCTATAATTTTGTCCGAAATAGAGATTATGAACCTAGCAAGTTAAGAAAAGCTGCTAATTTTATAGGAAAAGCCGCTCTTTTAGGTGGTGCAGCCTATGCAGCGAATAAATATTTGGGAAATCAGGAAGATAATACAGAAAGAAGCTCTATTAATGTTGCTTCTGATGATATAAACGATAATGACGCGCAAGAGCAGTCTTTTTTAGCATCTTCTTCCCCAAAAGGGCCAAAAAACCCTCCAAATAGTGGAGTAGATAGGGAAGGTAGTGTGATAAACAATGTTTCGATAGAAAAAGACGACGATCCTTGGGATTTACCTAAATATGATCGAGATAAAGAGGATCCACGACTAGTAAGACAGGAAAAAGAACCTGGTGGTAGCAGTATCCGTGAAGAAGCAGAGAATTTTGCTAATAAATACAAAATTGAGCAATATGTTCCTCTATCAGCCATTCCTTTAGGTGGTGGTGTAGTAGCACATCAAGCTACGGACGCTGCAAAGATCATGGGAGGAATAGATCCTGCTTCTATTGGTAGTTATCATGGTTATCCCATAGGTCAGGGAGTTACAGATCTTGCAAATAGAGGTCTTACCAGTGTTGTAGACCATGTTCCCTATGTAGGTCATGGTGCAGTTGAGGCTGTTAAGGGAGTAGGGCATGGTTTAGAAGGTGCAGCAAGTAATATGCATTGGTTAGGAAATAAATTAGGAAGTATAGGAGGAGGTTTTGTAGGTGATATGGCAACTAATGTTGCACATCTACCTCCATTCGAGGTTATGGGAAATGCTATTGATGCTGCTGGCCATGTCATTCAGACAGGAACACCGGAACTTATTCTCGGAGGTTTAGGAGTAGCAGGTGGTACTGCTGCAGTAGGTGCTGCAAGAGCTGCTTTGAAGGGAGAGAAAGATGTCAAATTCCTTAAAAATTTCGTAGGTAGACTTACTGGTAAAGGTCTTAATTTGTATGATGATCATCCTCAAATTGATGGGCCAGGTGCAGATCAGGCAAGAATTGCTCCTAGTGTAACTATTCAGCGTGATGGTCGGATACATCCAGGAGGAGCAGCTGGTTTAGGTGCTCATGTTGAGTCTGAGGATATTCATTTAGATGGCAGTCGCGATAGATATAACGATCTTATAAATAGTCCTTGGAGATAACATAATGGCATATCCTTACTATCAAGATCCAGTAACTGGAGTACCTACAGGACGCTTTTCAGCTCCTATGTCTAGGGCAAATATTAGTAATCCAATAACACCACACGGGATTCCATATTATTCCCCAACTACTGCTCCATCAAATGCTGTTCAGCCAGAGCGAAAGCCCAGCAGATTAAAACAAGCCGCTAGTTTTTTACGCAATGCTGCCCTTGTAGGTGGTGCAGCTTATTTAGCCAACCAGTTTTTTAAAGATGGTGGTGGAGATGATGGCGGAGGAGGTGGAGATAAGCCAAATTATGACGATGGAAATGTAGTAGATATGGAGCCTGTAAGGGATAAAGTACAAAAATTTTTAACGGATGGGCTACATAAGGGAGATATAGATAGAGGTGATGTTGATCTAGAGGGTAGACCTATAAATTGGTCGTCTCCTAAACGTCCTCAATATCCAGGCGCTGGAGCATCAAGAGCAATTGGTGCAAATTATTTAAAATCTGATCCTGAAGAGTTTGGTGGTTTAAATGAAACAGGGAAGGAGCATCTTAAAGCATTTAGAAAGGAGATGAATATTCCAACTACTGAAGGTAGACCTCAAACGGGACATCCAGGCTTAGACGAAGAGATAGTAGGTATTTCTCCAAAACAAGAGGCACGTAGGGAGACGTGGGTTAATTCTCCTTGGGCAGTTAAGTCAAAACCTAAAAAAGTTGGGAAGGATGGTTTTTATACAGATGATTATTATCAAGATAGCGATTCGTATCAATTAGATCGTGATCGTTTCTTTGACCATCCCGATGTCGATGATCATGCAGGTGCTGATGAAACTCCTAATGTTGACGCCGGTCAACAGCATTTAGATAACTACACTAATGGAGCGATTGAGAAATTACTTTTCGATGAATTTGGAGAAGACTGGCCCCAGATTGTTGAAGAAAGAAGGCAGTGGAATAGGTCTTATAAGGGACCTGAAGTAGCTGGCACCGATACTCTTACTTATCCAATAGAAGAGGGTGGTAGTGAAGCTGTTACTAAAGCTGAGCTAACTCCTGACATGGTATTAAAAGCGCAGTTTATTGAGAAACCTACTGATGATCCAACAACATGGCGCGAGTCATCAGACGGTTATAAGTGGAATTTAGCTACTGGTGATGGACTGAATGAAGGCGATAGAAATGCGGGTATTACACAGTTAGGTGAATTTATAGCTGATCGTATGCCAGGTACTCAACAAGGTAAAGAGAGTATGGGTGGATTGATTAATGTAGTTGAGGATGAAACTAGGCAAGAGCCAAATAAATTATATAAATTTGCACAAATGAAAAAGATTGAAGGTGATCCTAGTCTTGCAGAGAAACAAAGAGAGTATGGCGAAATTTCCAATAGAAGAACAAAAGCAATGAATGAACGTCGCAAGGAGCTTAAAAAGGAATTGGGGGCAGTTGTACCAGATCATGGAAGAGGTCAGAGAGATTCGGCTTTTCTTGCTAAAGGTACGAAGTTCGATATGAGTGAATGGGATGAACAGCAGGATTTACCTGAAAGATCTGATACATCGGTACGTTTGGCAAGAGGTTATGACAAATCTAAGAGGAGAGGTTTAATTCCTGATTCTGCAGCTGACGATTCTACTCCAACTAGAAAGACGAGGTATACCTATCCACTTCAGGGTAATATGTCAACAGAAAAGTATTTTGACCAGAATGCTTTTAAAATTGCGAAGTTAGCTGTTGATAATCCAGATTTTGATTCAGAGGCTTATTACGATAATAAGAGGAAGTGGATCGAAGATCTGATGGATTAAACTAGTTTTACTAATCCACTGTTAGTTTTACTCAGTTATGGCAGGCGTTAAATTAGTTGACAATTTAGCAAGTTTTACGGATGCGTATGGCACCAATAAAAACTTTAAGAAAAGAGATAAAACTATCAAGGTAAATCCTTGGGCAGATGCTGGTTCACTTAGTAGAGATAAATATTTTGATCCTGACAAAACAACTGGTAGTGCTCAGTGGAAAGGACTTCTTGATGATGAAAACCCAGATGTTAGTACTAATTCTTTTTATCGCGAGGCTAGATCCTTTATTGATAAAGATGAAAAAGGGTTTTCTCCAGCTGATGACGCTTATAAAAGATGGGAAGATTTTGCCTTCAATGACTTTGGCCCTGGTAACAAAACAGGAGAGTTAGCTGATCGAATTGACACCGAGGATGTTCAGACATTTTATGATAAGTATTATTCCTCTAAGTTAGTTAATGACGACGATTATGTCCCAGGAAAACTTGCATATATATTCGGAGAACCCGCTGCTGCTGCCAGCACGGAGTCTAACCCGAATGAGGCTAATGTTTCACCTAGTACGGGGATAGTAGTGTAATGTCAAAAACAGGAGATATGGCCACTAAATTTTTAATTAACTTGGGAGCTAATGCTTTCCAAAAGGTGGCAACAGAGTTCGTAGATAGAGCATTTACAAAAACAGGAGAAGTCCTTGGTGGTATTGGTGACCAAGCTAGAGAAACTACTTATAACAAATACACTGATCCGTTTGATGTACCGACAAAACAGGGGGCTGAACAGGATAAAACTGGTAAGTGGGTAGGAGTAAATCCAAGAGAAGTTGGAGCCTATTACACAGATAAAGGAAAGACAATAAAAGGTGGACTAAGACCAGAGGTACCTGGTGATGATCCATGGAATACCCCTGAGTATGAATCCGATACAGGTACATGGCATGGGCGTAGAACTAAAGAAGCACCTCCTGGAACAGGATGGGATAAAGGATTTTATGATAACCCTGAGTTGGCCGCACAGGTTGCCTATTATGCTGCGCCTACTACAGCTGTTGGTACAACGTTAGCTGCTGGTAGTTGGTTATTTGGTGATCGAAGAAAGCCTCAATCTGATTACAGAGTTCCAGTTCAACCAAGCAAAAATCAAGGTGGTTATAACTCAAGTGTTGAATCAGCTTTAGCATCTGCTAGTGCTAAATATGAATTACAAGAACAAAAACATGCACATGATATGGAACTTCAAAGGTTTAGGGCAGAGTCCAAAACTCCTGGTAAGCAAGGTAATAGTTATGATCCTGCTATGCCAAACATCTCTGCTGATGGAGATCCATTAGGTAATCCTTTTGGAAATACACGTACTTACTTTAGCTAATGAAGACTATAATAAAAAAAGTAGGTAAACGTTAATCATGGGATTAGGCACTGGTTTATTTGGAGGTTATGAGACCGCACCAGGGACATCTGGTTGGGGACCTGTAGCTGATGGAGATATGTATGGTAGAAATCTTAAAAGACAGAACTGGGATGGTTTTGGAAACAATTTTACATCTGCATTTAATGCTGTAGGTAAATCACAAGGTTGGCTAGATCAGCGTAAACAGGATCAGTCTGGTTTTTTTCCATATGCCCAAGGATTTGGAGGAAAATCAGGAGGGGGCTATCAAAAAACAGGGAATAATTCTGGAGTTTATACGCATCCTGGACAGGATTATCAGATTATGCACGGTGGCCAGGGCGGCGGCGGTAGTAATAAATTAGGGAACGTAGCATTTGGGGCTGGAACGGGATTCCTAAAGGGAGGACCAGCTGGAGCCGTTGTTGGTGCTATTGGCGGTTTATTTGCTTAACTACTTTATATTTAGTTCAAGGAGTTAGAGCGATTAAAATAATTAGATATAGATATTCATTAAAAGAAAACCATGTGGCAGAACGTAGCGCGGTTAGCCGGTAATCCCAAAGTATTAGGTATATTAGGGAAACTAGGCAATGTTATTAGGAACCCTGCTTTCATGCCAGTTGCAGGTGGCGCCATTGGTACTGTAAAAGGTGGAATGGAGGATGGTCTTGGTGGAGCAGTCCGAGGGGGCGTAGGTGGTGCTACTACTGGTGCCGCAATGAAGTGGGGCCTTGGTAAATTACCACCAACTATGTTGCCAATGGGTGCTGCTAAGGTTTTAGGAACAGCTGTTCCATTAGCAGGAGGAGTAATAGCAGGTGCAACAGCCGTTCCTACTGGAAATGTAGCTGGAGATGCAGCTGGAAAGGTAGCTGGTACCGGTGTGATAATGCAGCAAAATGAGCCAAACGTTGGAGGTGGATATATCGGTGGACCTGGCAGTGGATCTGGTGGTGGCTACGGTGGCGGCGGTAACGGTCCAGTACCTGTCCTCGGCGGCGACCATGGTCGAATGGTTCAAGGACCAGATGGTTCCATTTGGCAGGAAATTGATCCTAATGGATGGAAACAAGGTATGAGAGTAGGTAGTGGATTAGATACTCAACAGAACATTTCTAATGCTAACCGTTGGTTTAAATCTAGATTCCCACAATCTGAAATGGTTAAGAAAGCTGACTGGGAACGTGAACTAGCTGCTTTACAGTTAGGCGAAAACATCAAGATGGCTAGAACAATGATGGAAGGTACTCACGCTGGTAATGTAAATATTGCAGAACAAGCTGGTGCTGATATGGGACAGTTACTGAACAGTCGTTATCAGTACTTCTAAATAGGAGTTAATTATGGGTCAATATTTTAACCAACAGCCAGTAATCAACCTAGGTTCAGGGACTACTTTTGGTAATGGTTATACCGATCGTAATGTCAACTTAGGAACATTTCCTATGTATGCCCAACCGCCACGGATGGTGCCTAATCCTGAATATAAAACTAATCCTTATGGGCTAGAAGATGATCAGGCTCTAGAGAAGTGGGGTAAAAGCAAGAAGATTGTTGGTAAAGATGCTCCAGAAGGACTAATGCGTAATCTTGCTGGAATTGCAGACTTTTTAACTTTTGGAGTAGGGGATATAGATAGAAGAGGTAATTTATTTGGTGGAGAACATTTACCAGGACTAAGAGGAGGATCAGGATATGGAGGACAGGGCGAATTAGGAAATGTTCCACAGACAATGCCTGCTCCACAGATGCCTGCTCCACAGATGACTCAGGAGCCAAATGTTATGACGACAGGAGGGCCAGTACCTACTAATCAGGGTATGTATGGTCACCTAGCCCAAGCAGGTGGAATAGGAGCATTAAATCATTTTGCAGGTAGGTTTATGAATAATCAATACCTAAATGATGCATATAATATGGCTCTAAAATCTCGTCAAGCATCTGATGCTCAGAGTGTTTTAACTAGTCAAGCAATGCAAAGAACAGATAAAGGTGTGTCTGAAAGGATGGAGGAAGAGCAAAAGAGGAGGAATCTTGCCCTGCAGGGTAAATATCTAACTCGTTTAGGTTTGGAATCTATGAAGAAAGGAACGGCACTGACAAACGTAGCATATGAGCCTAGAGCAAATGCGTCTCACTCTTCCGGTCATGTTGGCAACTGGGGTGTACAAAGAATGGGTTAATATCACATTAAGTTTATAACTTAACCGTTGGTAGAATCTAAGTACTGTTAATTAATAAAATTAGAAATGGCTGACGATCCAGGTGGCGTTAAAGCTCAAGAAGCCGCTAATAAAAAAGCGGATAAAAACTATACGATTGGCGGTGTTTCCTATACCGTTGATCAAGAAACGACTAACCAGTTAGTACTGGACGAAGCCGCTGCATCTCAAACCAGGATCAACATGAAGTTGGCCGCTGATGAAGACAAGAAGTTAAAGACATATTTCACGACTGAAGAAAAAGGCATGGCGCAAACGCAGTCTGATCTTAGACGTGCAGAATATGGAACAATCGGTCAACAGGATCGACTAAAAGAAGGAGTCATTGGTTTAGAACGGCGAAAGGCGTTAGAAACTGAAGGAGCTGAAACACGAGAAACTGCTCAGACTGTTGGTGCACAGACTCGTTTAACTGAAACAACAAAAGGTCAACAGGAACGACTTACTCAAGCGGAAGGTCTTCAAGAAAGTGGAAGACAACAGCGAGAAACTCAAGCAGAACGTTATGTTGGAGAAAGAGGGTTAGAAGCAACTAGAGGTGCTGAAGCACGTAAGTTAACTGCAGCAACTGGCGAACAAGCAAGGGAGACACAGGCTGAGAGATACTCCGGAGAAAGGGGTCTTGTGGAAACAGGAGGAGCACAGCAAAGGCAAACTCAAGCTGAAAGATATGTAGGAGAAAGAGGATTAGCAAGTACTGTTGCTGCTGAAGGAAGACAGACTCAAGCTGAAAAATATGCAGGGGAGAGAGGTCTTGTTGGAGCAACTGGCGAACAAGCAAGGGAGACTCAGGCTGAGAGATATGCAGGGGAGAGAGGTCTTCAGAAGGAAGGTGGTGCTCAGGCTCGACAGACACAGGCTGAAAGATATGCCGGAGAAAGGGGTCTTGTAGGGGAAGGAGGTAAGCAACAGCGTCAAACTCAAGCAGAGAAGTATGTTGGAGAAAGATCTCTTGTTGGAGCTGGTGGTAGAGAAACTAGACAGACTCAAGCTGAGCGTTATGCGGGTGAGAGAGGTTTACTTAGAACTGGTGGATCCGAGACACGAGCAACTAGACGAACTGAAGGACAGGAAACACGAGCTACTCAAGCCCAAGGTTTAAGGATTGGTGGATCAGAGACAAGGAAAACTAGACGAACTGAAGGAGGTCAAGCCAGAGCATTAGAAAGAACCCGTGGAGGTGAGACTCGTCGTACAGACTTGCAAAGAGAATCATTCCGTAGATATAAAGAGGATAGGGATTATAGTCAAGCACGTTCTGCAACTAGAGTATGATCGAATGGCTTAAGGGCCTTACCTCGAAAGATCGGGAAGCCTTTTTAGCCTTTTGTAAAAGAACTCGAAGCCCAATTCAAATGTATCTGTATGCCCGATTTTTAGGGTTTACAGGAAGCATTGTGAGTTGCGATAAATGGGCTCAGAGAAAATTCAAAAGGCGTAACTTCAATGCAGTATTAGAAGTTGAGATTGACTCAATGCAGCAAGATATTGCTAATTTGAGAGATGGAATTCAGATGGGTATGGTTAAACAAGATATGGGTACCGCCAGGATTGCCATGCTTCAAAAAGAATTGAGAGGTACAATTAAACAGTTAAGTGATGAGAAGGTATTACTTGACAAACAAGGTTTAATTCTTGCTGGTGCGGATAGAGCATTACGTGAAATGTTATCTATTTTTAGAGACGATCCTGTTGAAGGACCTTTATCAGAAGCCTCAATGGGTGTTTGGACAAAGATCTTACAAGAAGAATCTTAAAACTTATTACGCTATGCTACGCCAATGGCAGGTACAAGCATCTATAGCGTCTACAGACGTACTGCAAGAGCAGCTGCTAAACAGCAGATAGTTAAGAAAACTTCATCTGTTGATGTTGATCGTGCTCGTGAAGACTTCGCATATTTTTGTGATGTAGTTGGTAATAAACCACCAGCTGAGCATCATAAACAGTGGCATGAATATCTATGCACAGGGGAAAGTAGTGGTTGCTTAATTAATATTGCCGGACCAAACATAGATATTCTTGCTCCAAGGGGATCAGCTAAATCTACTGTTCTTGGTTTATTCACGGCATGGTCTATTGGTGTACATGCTTTAAGGAGAATGCCACTAAAGATTCTCTATATTTCATACACCGTAGATGTGGCGAGACCGAAGAGTGCTGCAATTAAAAGAATTATTGAAGAGAATAAGATATACAAAGAGATTTTCCCCACAGTAAAGATTGCTAAAGGGATTAACTCAAATGAGTATTGGAGTATTGATTGGAAATTTGCAGGTATTCGATCAACTGGTGAGGAAGAATTTAGTGTTTGTTGTGCAGGTTTGAAAGGTGCAGTTACTTCGAAACGTTCACATCTATGTATTATTGATGACGCGATTAAAAGTGCAGATGATATAAAGAATAGGGACATTCGTCAGGCTATGGAGGATAACTGGAATGCTGTCATTGTTCCAACGATGTTTGAAGGCGGTAGAGCGGTTTGTCTCGGAACTCGTTTCCGCCACGACGATATTCATAACAGCACTTTCACTCCTGCGAATGATTGGGTGCAGATTATTCAGTCTGCTATTACAGTGGATTCGAACGGAGACGAGATCTCTTATTGGCCGGATATGTGGTCCTTGGATTACCTTCGTGACCGCAGGAGACAAGCGCCGGTTGCTTTTAGTTTTCAGTATCAGAATCAGATTGTTCAAACTAGTGAATTATCTCTTTCACCTGATTTAATTGTTAAGGGTTCTATTGCTACTCAATTTGATGCAATGGGAGTAGGAGTTGATTTATCAGCTGGTGTGAGAGAACAGAATGATTTTACTGTTTTCGTTATGGGAGGACGTATTGGAAATAAGATTCATATCATTGATTGTAAAAGATTGAGGATAATGGGGAACTTGGAGAAGTTAGAAAGTCTTATGGAAATGATGGAAGAATGGGGAGTTATTCATGGAGAAGGAAAGAATTATTTTGCTACTGGTAGTTCAGTTCATATTTGGTCAGAAGCTGTTGCCTATCAGGCTTCTTTAGAGGCTGACTTTAAACGAATATGTCAGGGAGAGCATGGTTTATATAATATGATTTGGCATGCAGTCAAAGGATTTCGCGGGGACAAAGTTGCTCGCTTTAGGGGAATTATGGGTCTCTTTGAACAACGTCGAATTACTTTTAATAAGTATCGAAAGTTCACTCATTTGACAGATGAAATTGTAAATTTTGGAGTTAGTTCTCATGATGACTGTGTTGACGCATTGGTATGGCTATGCAATGGATTGATGTCTAAAGGAAAACTAGAGTTAGAGTATTGACGATTTAAACTGGAAAGAACAACTTCCAATGTCAAACAGCTATTACAACTTAGAAATCGAACAGGACGCATATGGTTCTGTAGTCATTCCTCTCCCCGACGAACTTTGTCACGATATGGCGCTTCAGCCAAGTGAACGATTTGATGTCGAAGTTGATGATGATGTGATCACTCTAAAAAGGTTGCATGCTGGTTATAACATTGACCAATAGACAATTCGTTAAAAACTCATGAGTGATACTGCTGTTAAATCTGGTCTCGACGCCATTATTAAGTCGGTAGTAAATCGAGATGGTGGAGGAGAGGCCGACACGATGTTGGTTAATGCTCATCTTTCTCAAATGAAAATGTTTGGGATAAGACAAGGTGTTGAGTTCTATCCCGAGCAAGACAATTTTGGAACACAGAGATTTGATTTCGTTCAACAGGTTATAAAGTTCAACAAACTAGATGCAAGGCTTGATTCAATATGGGATAGATTTTTAGCTTATGGAAAAGGACTTTTTTATATAAGACCTACTCAGAAAACTTATCGTCTCTACTGGTTTGATAAAGATTCATATAGAACTTATTACACACCAGAAGGTGATTTAGAAGAGGTTGTTATCATATATCCCTATAAAGTTAAGTCTTCTAAGGGGTTTAAGGGTGTTGGGTTAAATACAGATAAGCGTTATATGCGTTTACGGATTACTCCAGAAGAGATAGAAGAGTTTCATAGTGAGCAGGAGATAACTTTTGATAATGAAAATTTAGATTATTCCACCTTTGATAAGAAGGTTCATGAGAACAGCATGGAGTTTATTCCATGTGTTGAGGTCTTTAATAATCCAGACGCTTTTGGAACTGATGGTGCTGGCGAGTTTGAGTGGTTATCTAGTCAGATAATTGCTCATGATGAGATGGTAAAGAATATTCGTGCAAACTTATCATTCTTTGGTAATCCGACTCTCTTATCTTCACGTCCGAAGCAAGATATTATTGAACAAAATTCGGATGATGCAGCTCAAAGACCTAGCATTTCAAGTCAATCTGGTTTTCAATCAAACTTTGATCTTTCCAGTTCTACTTTTAAACAAGATCCTACAACTAGACAACAACCAGGGTACATAGGGAAACCAGGTAGTGGTTACCGTGTGCCTAGAGTTATCGCCAACTTGGAGCCAACAGACCGTGTTGGTTTTATTACTCCTAATGCTGTAGGAACTGATCAGGCTCGCTATGCAGAACAGTTAAGAAGTGAGATACGTCTTGCTTTAGGTGGTATTGACGACTTAAGTATTACTAATGTAACTGCTACTGAGATTAAATCAGCTTATGGTCGTGTCAGTGCAACTGCCAAGAAGAAGTGTCTCCAGTTATATACCTATGGTGTTTGTAAGTGTTTTGAGCTAATGATTTTTCAGGAAGAACAAATCTTCCGTAAGTCTCTTGCTTATCAATCAGGAATTAAATATCCGATTCCTCCAGAGGATCCTGATGACGAAATTTTATATGAGAAGTATATAAAACAAAAAGAGAGATATGAAAACAAATTGCAGAAGGCTATTGATGCTGCTGTTGAGACTAAAGAGATTCCAGATGGTGTTGTTGGATTAGCTCCAGATGGTGATAGGACAGTTAGTTGGCGTTGGATGGGGCCCGTTTATGAGGATACTGCTCAAGATAAATTGAACCAATCTATCTTCACTAGGAACCTACAAGAATTGGGTGTTGATAGTATAGAAGCACTGAAGTATTTATTTCCTTCCAAAACCGACGACGAGATTGCAGGTATGCTTTCTGGTTATCCGTTTAGAATGGTAGGAGAATTACAGCGGTCATATTCTCAACTTATTGACTTAGTCAATCAAGAAATGAGAACACCACATCCACAGCAACCGAATTTACCGATGGCTGCGGATCCAAGATTGGACCTCACTCCATTCCTATACCGAACACTCGAATCATTACAGAAGGAAGTTACTTATGCAGGACGCTACCGTAGCGCCGACCCAATCGGCACCCCAAGTATCCCAGACCCAGCCGACCAGCTACGTGGCTCCAGCAGCCCAGTCAGCAGCCCAGGCTCCGGTAGTGGGAACATCTCCCCAATGGGTGGGGACCTCCCAGCCGATGGCGGCACCCGTGGCACAAGCGCCGGGCCAGACGGCAATTCCTTACCAGAATTCAGTCCCTACAGCGTACAGCTCCCAGGTATCCCAGGCTCCCCAACAGCAGGAGAACCCATACAAGGAGGCGTTCAACAGAGTAGTGGGCGCCCTGAGTTCACCAGTCCAATTCCCGTTCCAGGGTCAACAGTCTCCTCAGACGCAAGTAATAGACCCGGCCAGTTACGCTTCCCAACAAACGACCCAGTTCGCCAGTCAGGTAGCTCCGACCTCTATGCCTGGGATCAGCAGCAACCAGGGATACTCGGCCAATTATTCCCAAACTTCAGCGGACAACCTGGAGATAACCGCAGACCAGCTCCTAAACAACGGCGTTAGTCCTGAAAGTATTCAAGTAATTGATCATTTTGGTCCTGACACTGCAGGTATCCTTAATGACTATTCATGTCAACTAGAAGACGCAGTATCATCTACTCATGGTCAGTTAAATGAAGCAGCAGGTCTACTTCAAGAGCTCTCTCAAGAGCATAGGGTTTACGAAAGAATCCTTACTGATCCTGATATTCTTGCTGATTACACTTGTGAGTTCTTCGGTGAAAATGGTCCTTATCCTGTTCCCACCCAGCAGTATGCAGCTCCTCATGGTCAGGCAGTAGGTCAACAGTTCGCTAATGCTCCTCAGGTTACTGGTCAGCCTAACGTTACTGGACAAGCTCCAGCAGCAGCTCCAACACGCCCTGAGATGCCTGTACCTCCACAGCCTCAACAGCAAGGGAACCCAACTGATTTCTGGAATAACTTCGGAAGTGCAGCTGATAGAGACCCACAGAATGCATGGCGTTATTTAAATGCAGCTCAACAGAGTCCTGAGATCTTCCGCCAGAAGCTTCTGGTAATGGAGTGATCGAATAACTAAATGAGGGGTAGATGTCTACCCCCTATTCATTTTTACAATGGCAAAAAAGAAAGCTAGCGCACAAGATAAAGCAGATGCATTCCTTGCGGGGTTAGGCACAGCTGGAGGAGCAATTGGTGCGCCTGGGTTAGTTACCTTCGGTGCAGGAGATACGCAGCGTCAGTTGATGACTGGAACTATGGATAATAATTGGGCAGTAAAAGAACAACAGCTAGTTGAAGATGCTCCAATGCCTCAGAATTTAGATGCTTCATATTTAAAATTAAATCTTCCAGGTTCACCTTTACCTATGAATGGTTTGTTATCTAACCAGAACCTCGATGCTAGTATTAGCAATCAGAAGATGTTTCTTGCACAATACCAAATGACGTTGGCACAGATGATGCCGCCAGCTGCATTTCAACAGCTCCCAATGGGCTATCCACCTCTTAAGAAAAAATGAGCAAAGCTAAGGCCGCAGAGGCAATCCAGAAGTCGGAAGACTATAAGAATATAATGATGGCTCTTGCTGCAGAACAAGAGGCTTCTCAGTCAGATTTACAGCCTACAAATATTAATCCAAATCCAAAACCTGATGGACAAACAGTTGTACCTACAACTGGTTATTCACAGTACAACATGGTTTAGTAGACGTAAAACTTATATAAGGCGGTTGATAAACTCATATTATAATTATCTCAATGGAATTATTCCAGATATAGAGAATTTACGTCCTCTTCTCGAGGATTTTGTTCTCAGATATCAGCAAACTACATAACGCTGAAAAACCCCAATGTTTATTGACAATGATTTCCCGAAGCTGTTGGGTGCGGAACTATACCGTCCCCATCCAGCTTATATAGTGGAAATGGCTGCAGAGCCAGTCGTCGTACACGACTTTACTAAGCAACCGGGTCAAACTGTTCAGCTAGATCGTTACCGTTTCTTCGGTAACCCTGGCACGAAGACACAACGTGAGCGTACTCAGGATCAAACCATCGGTACAGCAAACAGTAGGTCTATCGTTAAGGACAAAGTACTTGTATCTCTTCGTGAGTATACAGGTCCTGCTGACCCAAATAATAACGCTCTCCCTAGCACATTCAAAATTGCTCGTGAGACATTAATGACCGCTCAGCGTTTGCTGCTTGATACTGGGAACCTTAATATGTTCCACCAGTCAATAGGTAGCCTTACGCTTCTTGATGACTACCGGAGATGGAGAGATAGAGTCTTCATTGACGAACTTTTCAAGACTGAATCACGTGGTCAAAGTAGTGATTCACAAGGTGGATACTACTACCCTAATAACAAGGCTAAGACAAACTCAACTACTCTTACTGCTTATACAGCTACAGAGTACGCTTCTGAGCGCTTTAAGTTCAATGTAAAAACTGACCTTCTAGAAGTTGTTAAGAGTCTACGTAAGCGTCACGTACCAGTTTTCGCAGATGGCTACTATCGTTGCATAGCAGATCCTTCACTTATGAAAGATCTTCGTGCTGATCAAGGCTTCCGTGAAGTTGCACGTTACCCAGGAATGGGCGCTCCTAACCCTCTTATGGGTGCACAAGCTCCTAACTCAGCTATCTACGGTGGCGGCCAATTCGGTCAGGCACAATTCGTAGCTGGAGAGCCAGTTATGCCATCAGGCTTCGTTTTTGAAGGTGTAAGATTCTTCGAATCTACAAACTTCCCAGGAAAAACTATCACGGTCGACATCGGTGATGGTAATGGAGCCGTTTCAAAAGACACTCCTGCAGGATTATTCTTCGGTCCTCAGGCAATCGGTGTAGGTATTGGTGGTCCAAATGCTCAAGTTCTAATTAATAACAACGATGACTTCTCAAGATTCATCATTCTTATTTGGCAGCTTTATGCTGGTTTTGCGAACTTGAATAAGGACTTCATCACTACAGCCTTCACTGTATCTGAGTAAGGAGGTATTTAACTAATGGCAACTTACAAATCTAGCGCTGGAGCTATTCTTCAGCCAGGTAACCAGATCAATAGACTATCTGGTTATAACGACGAAGGCGTTTTCGGCCTTCCCGGTGTTGAAGCATTCGAACTTGTTGGTTATGCAAAAGTTACTAACGTAGCTGCTGACAAAGCCTCTTACAAGAGTTTTAGCATCACAGTACCTTCTCCTGATCGCCGTAGTGGCGATAGAGTTCGGAATGATCGTACTAGCCTTGTTGTACAAGCTAGTGCTGAGCGTCCAGCTTATGTTTATGGCGCTTCAATCGCTATAGGACAGGATGTTCCTTCACTTGCTGCAGATCGCGCAGGCTTCCCTGCTGCACCTGTAACAGCTGATTTAGGAGCAACAAGTACTGAACTATTACTTCTAGGACCTGATAACAGTGGTGCACCAATTGGTGTTCCAGCCACTCAACTATTAGGAAATGCTGCTGCTTCTAGTTCTATCACCGCTGCTTCTAGTGCTTTCGCTCAAGGAGCTTCTGACGTAACAACAGGCAACCTACCATTCTGGTCAAGCGTAACTAGCACAATTGCTGCTGCTGACGCTGCTGATTCCATGATGTATAAGGTTGTAGCAGATACCACATTTAAGGTATACAACGTAAACGCAATCACTAACACTTCTGTGACTGGTGACGGTGTTTATATTAGTGCTGACGACTCAACTGCTGGTCGCGCTGGCTACATTCTGTGCCGCGTGAACTATCTACGTCCTGCTGCTGGTGTTTCTTGGAATGATATTCAAGGCTATATCGACTTTGCTTCTCAGCTAGGCGGTAACGACGAGTAATATCTTTTTAGATTAAAAGAATTAGGCGGGTCCTTGTGGCTCGCTTTTTTCTTGTCTATACTCTTTATATCTAGTTTCTCCTCTATGATCTCCTTAGCTCTTGCTCTAATAATTGGAATTACTATTCTCTTTTGGATTTTGATTAATGATAATTCCCATCCGAATCACCCTGCGTGATGTTGAAAGCAAGGGTTTACTTTGGTAAGCTAATCAGAGACTAACAAATCGTTTTATGTTGTACCAGTACAGAGTCACAGGTGGTCTTGTGGAAGTCATATCAAAACATGGCGATGGGATCATGATGTGTCTTGATGCCCAAGATGAAGTTCTTTACGTAGACGAGGGAGATTTAACTCCCCATTTAGATGCTACTAATGAGAAGTTGCGTACAGAAGAGAGGCTTACTGCAGAGTTAGCAGCTGAAGGAGTAAAGCCTGCTAAGTTAACTACGCGAGAGACATTCCCAGTCGATGTACGTGTCAATATTAATAATGCTTCTGCACGTCAAATTGCGGATGCATTACCTGGAGTTGGTCTTAAAACAGCTAGGGACATCAAAGATCTTCAAACTTCTCAGTCTGGAGAAAAGTTCCAAAAACTAGAGCAGTTGAGAAATATTAAAAGAGTAGATTGGGATCAGATTTTCAAAGAGAACTTAGTCCGAGTAGACTGATACTAGGCTCGTTTTAATGTTGATTAATGAAGCTTGATACATATGTACAATCTAAAGTCCGTTGGCATTTAGGTTATAACTTAACTTCGGTCCCTGCTGGTGACCAAGCACGTCTTGAAGAAGCAATGAATAATGTTCAAGACTCCTTTTGGTATGACAAAATTGTTGAGCAGATAGGTCGTTGTGACGAAGCTGAAAAGCGTACCGATATGACTGGTAGTGTCAATAATGATTCAGTACCAAAAAGTCGTATTGAAAGTATTTTGGGTGACGTTGACCGTACAATTTCGACATCTGATTTCAAGGATACATTAAAGACTTGGACACAGATTTATTTATATGAAACAGATCGTTTAGCATTACACTTATATGTTCCTAATTATAGGAATCCAGAGCAAGCTCGATATCGTTTTAATCGAGAAGGTGCTGAATTTATTCAGGCTTTACCTGGACCAGCAGATGTTGCTGTTGGTACAAGGATTGTTCTTGAAACCTCTCATCGTTAAAGGAGATTTTTAATCATGGCTACTGGTCGACTTACTGAATCTGATTTTAGAAGAATGTCCGATGATGATCCTCGGAAACAGAGTTGGAATAAAGTTCAAAAGAAATATGGAGAACAAGGACGTCATCACGATAAGAAAAAAGATATGGAAGCGGCGAGAGCTCGTGCCGGTGGTTCTTCGCCTGAGAGTACTGAAGCATCTAGATCTGTAGGAATAGCTGCAGCTGAGAATACAGAGAGGAGGTCTACTGCTAAGGATTTAGCTGCTGGACACCGTGGAGCACAACAAGTGAAAAGTCGCGAAGCTGCTGATAGGAGAAATGTTAGACGAACCGAAATTGATAATAGTAGGTTCGAAAGGGGTAATCAAAGAAGATATGAAGATACAAAGTCAGCTTTAGAAGGTCAGACTGCAGGACGAGTTCAAGGTAGAACTGCTCAAGCGGCAGAAGGTCGTGGACGTGGAGGATATGGTAGACATGGAGAACTACTAGGAGGAGATCCTAGACAGATGAGAGATAGAGGAAGAGGAGGAGTTTCTTCTAATCCTTTTAGAAGAGGAGGAAGAGGAGGTAGTAGAGGAATGGTAGACCAAGCAACAGTAGATAATATTGGATCACATGTCTCAGATCAAATAAACAAGCAGAATCAAGCAAAAGGTGGACCAACATTTAAACATAAATCTTCTGGACCTGTAAGTAAAGAAAAACTTGATGCATTTGCAGATCATATGAAAGTGCAAATGGATAAAGCTAACAAAACGAATACAACTAGACAGAGTTGGCCGCCACCACCGAGAAAAGTTCCACAGAAGACTAAAACCACTGGTCTTTCTTCTGATCAAGAGAGAAGGAATTTATTAACCGGTGGTGCATCACAATCTCCTCATGAGATTCTACAAAGTAAATATGGCGGTCTACAAACACAGAAGACTAAAGCCCCTGGTCTTTCTTCTGATCAAGAGAGAAGGAATTTATTAACCGGTGGTGCATCACAATCTTCTGATTACGATAGAGGAAAGAGTTTTATTAGTGATTATGTCTCTGGTTATCGTCGTTAGAGGTACCTATTATGCCACTTGATCCAGTTGCTAAAAGAGAAAGAGCTAAACGATTAGCTACAGATTATTCTGCTTCTCAAAATGAAAGGGATAACCAAGACCGTGCAAGAGGTTCTCAAAGACGTGGTGCTATAGCGGAAGGTGCAGAAAGGATGAGTAGCGGGAGTATGGATAGGGAGACTGAAAGAGTTGATAGACCACCACTGAGTGAGACTACTGAAGTGGAACGTGAACTACATTCATCTAATAGGAATCCAAGGGTTGCAAGACCAACAACTACTAGACCTGAGATGTTAAAAAACAGGTCTCAACTCTAAGGAGAAATTTATGTCTATTATGGATGACCTCGACTGGGGTAGTGATGATTATGGAACTAAGGATACTAAAAAGGATCCTAAATCTTTAGGTGGTTATAAGAGATGGACTTCCGATTCAGATAGGTCAGCTACCACTAAAAAAAGTAAGGGTAAAGAGTTTCTAGGTATTTTTAAATCTAAGTTTAAGAATAAGTTCCGTGATAGCAGGTAGCATTTCCCCCTGTTATTCTAGTTGGTAGGCTTAGTTTAATTTCATGGCGATAACTTATTTTCAGGACACTATTTTCAGTATTGAGAGTACCTTAACTGCTCCAGCTGCTGGAACTGCTTTGCAGGTAGCCGTTAATAACCTTTTTTCTACAAAAGATTACACTCTCATTGTTACTGTCGCTAGTGTAGATACAAATGTAATTGTTGGTTTAGAAGGTAGTGTTGATGGTACAACTTATGCTCCAATTATTGCTAATCAAACAATAACTGCTAACGGTACGACTGTTTATAGTGTTTCTGGTAGACCAGTTAAATGGATTCGAACAAATTGGGTGAGTGAGTCAGGAGGAACTGCTGCCACTGTAACCTTCAATGTAGCGGCTGCATAAGATGGCAGGCCGTTTTAACGCTGTTCAACCTACGACTAGGAACGGCTATCTGTTTGGTGCGAGAAGAGAAAATATACCTTGGGAATCTGAAGGACCTGACACTGGTAGACGTTTTCAACAAGGTAGGGCGACAAGAATGGCAGGGCAGAAAGATATCTCCGATCTTCAATTAGGATACAAAGATGCTCCTCAAGGTGTAGGACGTGGATTTGTTCCTAAAGATAGTGATGCTTGGGAAACACAGGAAAAGGATGATGCATATACCCAGGATGATCCTTGGAGAACCTTTGAAGAAGATTTAGATCCAAAAGTAGCTCGTTGGTAAAAAACCTTCGGCTATAATTAGTTCTAAGTCTATCTGTAAATAAACGTGTCAAGCAGTAGTTCAAATAAACAGCCATTAATGGTGGATCGTCCGGCAACGGGTTCGACCTTACTGACTGTTGCTTCAGGACAATTATTCTCTACAAGTCTTATCCCAACTTCTGTTGGTAATGCGACAAAAATTTTCGACGTTGACTCTGCGTTAACTGATACATCTATTAGTGGAGCCTATATAGATGAAATTTGGTTTCGATATTCCAAACGAGTAAAGGAAGCTATTGATGCAAAGTCAGCTACTGCAGGTACATATTCTGCTGCTTCTACAACGGTTACGGTAACTATTACTGCTGGACATAATATAGAAGTTGGTCAGGAAGTATTTTTAAATTTCACAAGTTATAACTCCGGTACTGTACCAATTGATGGTAAGTTTACAGTTTTAACTATTACTTCTACTACATTTACAGCTACGATTCCTAATATTGCTAGTGGAACAATTACAGGTAACGTAGATGTTTATGTTCCTATTGATTTCTGTTTCTACTTAGTAAGTACCGGTATACTCACTAATATTAACCAATTTTTCCCTTTATTTGTCGCCAGTATTGAATCTGTTGCTTCAAAACAGTCTTGCAGTTTGACTATGAAGGAGGTACTTCCTCTTATTAATCATCCTACTGTTCAGTCTGGTGCTGCAAACTGGGGATCGGCTAATAATGAGATAGCTCCTAAACAGAGAGGTTTAATGCTTAAGCGTGGACAAGCTTTGTATGTTTCTGCAAGTGGAACTGCGGCATTAACTAACGGTTTCTATTGTAATGTACAAGGTGGATACTATTAAAGAGAACAATGCCTTTCGGTGTAGGAAAGTTTGATAATTCATCGAAGTTAAAGTTCGATACTGATTTTTCAAAAAACATTGATGGTAGTGGAGCTTTTTCTATTACCGAAAGTGGTGGAAGAAGTTATAAAAATAGTGAAGTTAGATTTTATAATACTGATTCTTTATGGAGTCGCTGGAGGCGTGGCTATGAATTATATTCTTTAACCCAAAGTTTATTAGGTTCTACAGCTGGCGAAAGACAACGCCGTGGAGATTATCGTTTATATTTTACTTTTCAGCAGTTTCCGGGTGTCTTTATACCAGCTAGGATTTTTACTTTTCCTTCTACTAATCAGGAATTAGGGGAACAAATGGTTGGAATGCGAGACACTGACGCATTTAGTTTTTATGATTATGGTCTTCCTATTCTTGGTGTTAGATATTTAGGTAAGTCGGTAAGTGCTACTTATAGTCAATCAGGTACAACATTAGTTGTCACTAAACTAGATCATGGATTATATCCAGGTGAGAGTGTTTGGCTAGATATTTCAACAGGAGGAGGTGTTGATGAAACACTTTTAATTGTTAGTACTACACAAAATACATTTACTGTAACTACTTCTGCATCAGCTACAAACAATGGGAATGTCACTTATTATTTATCGACTACTTTTGGGGACTCACGTTGGACCACTACACGAACTCGCCTTCGTTATTTGCCTACAGAACTTTCTTTCTTTTCAGGCGAACGTTTAGCTGATCGTATTATTGAAAAAGATCCAGGTCTTGCTTCTACGTATTCAAGGAGTGGGTCTACTGTTACAGTTGTTTGCCCTTCAGCTCATGGTTTATCTACAGGAAATAAGGTTTTTGTTGATGTTACTAGTGGCGACGTCGCTTCTGGTAGATATACAATTACTGTTACCAGTACTACTCAATTCACAGTAACAACAATAACGAGTGGAACTACGTCTGGAAATCTAACAGTTAGTAGATTATTGCGTGGTCGTGATTATAAAAACTATGTTGGCTACACGGTTACAGGACTTGATGCCGCCACAAAAGAAATAATTTTCCAAAGGAAGGATAGTTATGGTGCAACAACTGCTGATGAAAAAACGTCAACTGTAGTTCCTGCTCATAGGGGTTTTACTATCGGGAGATATTTAACTACTGAATTGCGTTGGCAATGTTCTTGTCAAGATTTTGCAAGACGTGATAGCTATGACTTATATAGTGATCTACGCAATAAAAAGTTTCCTCGTACTTCAGTAAGGTCTACAAAACCTGGACAAGTTTTACAGACTGATGGAACATTAAGTGATGAGAGAGATATTCCAGGTACTTTCCGAGATCTCGGTTTTGTAGCTATTAATAATTTTTATGAACTGCCTGAGTACGAAGATACGACTGATACTGACTTTCAAAGCTTAATGTATTACCAAATACGTTGGTGTAAACATATTTATGCAGCTATGTTCGCCATTACTCATGATGAAGGTAATGAACCTATTAAATTAGCGGCAAAATACACTCAGACTGGTCCAAATATCACTATTAACGTTGATAATCACGGTTTAGAAGTCGATACTAAGATTGAACTAGCTTTTACAAGTGGAAATGCAGTTTCTGGTGAATATACGATCACTTCGGTACCTGATCCGAACAGTTTCACTGTTATTTATCCTTTTAGCGAGTCTGCTAGTGGTTATTGCAGTGTTACTAACCTAAAAAAACATGATTATGTGCGTTCTTGGTTGCTTGAACCAAGTGATAAGCCTATTGGGGATGGTTTAAAGCGCTTCGAGAAGACTTTTGAGAGAGAAAGAGAGCGTTTAGAAGGTGCTTTTGAATTATTGAAGCTAACTCAACAGAATACACCTTGGAGTGGGGGTAAAAATGTTACTGGAAACAGAAATCAGCCTCAATCAGTCGCAGATTTTGATCCATCACTTATTGGGATGACTCTTACTGATGGTTTGAAGCGTGATGCTGATGGCAATTTAAGTCGTAGTGGAAAAGCTGTTAATACTACTAATCGAATGATTACGTTAATTAATAAGTTGTTTAATCGATCTCCAACGCTGTTAGAAGATATAAAACTGGGTATAGTTGATAAACCTGTTGATGAATATGGTACAAACTTTGAAGCAGGAGTTGTAGATGCAGGAGAATACCTTAATGGTACTCCTATTGAAGTATTGGCTTCAAACAGTACAATAGACAGTAGTACTTACAGTCCTATTACCGATCAGGATGTAGTTGTTGATTCTGATCTATACATTAACGTTTAATTATGGCGGTACAAATTCTTTCTCGTCGTTCTAGTACTCTTTATGACCGGCCTTTTCCTATTCGTCTCGGTGCTGCTGAGCTGGCTATTAATAATAATGCAGGGGAGCCAGGACTATTTTTTGCTGACAACACTGCTTCTCCTTCGACAGGGTTAGTTAAAGTTGGTCCAATAGCTATAAGTTCTACAGCTCCTAATACTTCAGCGGTTGGTTTTACATCTTCTAGTAAAGGTGAATCATGGTTGGATACTGCCAGTACTCAGATACACAAAATCTTTGATGGATCAGCTTGGCAAACAGTAAAAGCTGTTGCGTCAGTTGCTGCAGGTTATCCAGCGAACCCTGTAGATGGTCAATTACACTACAACACATCCACTAGTAAGTTAACCATTTATCTACTTGCCAGTGCCTCTTGGGTTGTTATAGGTCCTTAGTGTTGAGATAGGAGATGATCTAGTATGCGGTCCAGTTTGTTATGAACTGCTTGCATTTCTCTTAGGAAGTCTTCTTTTAACACGTAATCACAAACAACACGATTTTGTAGGTTATCAAGATCACGTTCGATTACTTCAAAACGTTTATCTAGTTTTCTATTAAAATTAGAGAGTGCTCTAGTTATTCCTGCGAAAGCACCGATGCTTCCCGATATGATAGCTGCTAGGACTTCTGTTGACATTTTAATTACCTATATTTCTATTCTAAAGGAGTTTACAAATTAAAATGATACTTAGTAAGTAAAGATTATGGCTACAGGATACGAACCAAATGTAGAAGGGGCTATAACAGTCATGGTTGATCTGTTAGATGCAAACTCTTTTACCAAAACTAGACAACCTTATGAACCTAATTATCGTGGTCTAGTAGATGCATTAATCGATTTAAAAGAAGGATTCCCTACTTTTGCACCAACACGACTAAGTTTTGACGCGACTGCATTTGAAAATGTAGCGGAGGGAGATGCTTTATATATGAGAGCTGCGGATGGTCAGGTAGGAAAAGCTAGTGCTGCTAATGGTTCTTTAGAGAATTGTCACGTTATTGGACTTGCTGATGCAGCAACTTCTGCTTCAGGTACATGTAAAGTAATTACAACAGGTGTGAAAACGATGCCTAGTACTGTTGATCCAGGAGATATTTATTATTTAAGTGCTTCAACTGCAGGAGCTATATCAACTACTATTCCTTCATCTTCTGGACAAGCTGTTGTAGTAATAGGTGAAGGTGCAACGACTTCTGTTTTTAGCATCCGTATAGAACCACCTATCAGGTTAGATTAATGTCAGGCGCAAAAGATCAAGAACCTTATGAATCTAATTTTGAAGGTTTAATAGGAGTCTTAATAGATTTAAAAACAACAATAGCTGGTAAGCAGGTTTACTCTGTTATAGGGTTTTCAGCTCCTGCGTTTGAGAATGTATCTCAAGGTGAGGCTTTATATTCACGTTCTAGTGATGGCAAAGTAGGTAAAGCAATAGCAAACGATACTGTTGATAAAGCAAGTTGTATAGGGTTTGCTCAGACTTCGAAGTTGACAGGTGAAACAGTAAACTGTGTAACTCTTGGTCAATTAGCCTCTTCAGGACTGACTAGAGCTAGTGATTACTATTTATCTGGGGCAAGCGCGGGTGGTATAACTACAACACCTCCAACTGGAAGTGATAAATATCTAGTCCGTGTAGGTAGAGCATCTAGTACAACTCAATTAATTATCAAAATAGAAGCACCTATGGTTAGAAATTAAGGGCTATATCCTTGGTAAGATAGATAGAATAACAGTTCTTTTGAAATATATGCAGAACTGCGTTGGATTGAGGTATGGCAACTAGAAAGTCACTTGTAATAGTCAGTGGATTATTCCAGGAGTTAAATACTTCTTCGGATAAGTTAGATTTCGGTGGAAATACAACAGCTGATCTTACTGAGAATACTAATCTTTATTACACAACTGCACGAGCACGGGGTGCTGTAAGTATTGCCTCTGGTGAGGGATTAACATATAACTCGTCTACAGGTGTATTAGGAACAAGTGCAATTCCTAATGCTCAATTAGCTAATAGTTCGGTAACCATTGGTAGCACTGCTGTTGCTCTAGGTGCGACTGTTACTACCTTTACTGGTATAACAGCGTTAACAGCAACGACTGGTAATGTCACCACGTTAAATATAGGTACAGATGCTGCTGCTAACTCTTTAAAGTTAACAACTAGTGGGCTGACTTTTGAAGGGGCTACGGCAGATGCTTATGAGACAACATTAACGGCTACTGATCCAACAGCTGATCGCACAATTACACTTCCAAATGAAACTGGAACTGTATTAACGAGTGCGACTTCGATTGGAAATAGTAACCTTGCAAATAGTGCAGTAACTATTGGTAGCACCAGTGTCAGTCTTGGTGCAACAGTAACTACTTTTGTAGGACTCAGTTCTTTAACTTCGACTTCAGTAATAGGTACGACATTATATGCAGGAGCTATAGATGCTGCTAATACAATTAGCATTGGCAGTGGGAATATTATTTTTGAAGGTTCTACAGCGGATGCCTATGAAACGACCCTAACTGTTACAGATGCGACTGCAGATAGAACGATTACATTCCCTAATGCAACCGGTACAGTTGCACTCCTTAGTTCTATTTCAGTTACAGATGCTGGTGGGGATGGAAGTCTTGCTTATAACAATTCAACAGGTGTTATCACATATACAGGACCTTCAGCTTCTGAAGTTAGGGCTCATATTAGTGTTGCTTCCGGTTCTGGGTTAACTTACTCCTCTGGAGAGATAGGAACAAATGCCATACCTAATGCCAAGTTAGCTAATAGCTCTATAACTATAGGTGGTTCAAGTGTTGCTTTAGGAAGCAGTCTTGCAACTATTACTGGTGTAACATCGATCACATCAGCGGCTGTAGTTACTGATGATAGTGGATTCAGAATTAGAGATAACTCAGACAATACAAAACAATTAGCTTTTGAATGTTCAGGAATATCTGGTAGTACTACTAGAACTCTTACTGCACCAAACGTAAGCGGAACACTGTCTTTAATAGATGCAGCTGAGACTCTAACAAATAAGACATTAACTAGTGCTGTTCTAAACAGTACTATTTCAGGAACATCTATTAAGGATGAGGATAATATGTCTAGCGACTCTGCTAGTCATTTAGCTACACAGCAGAGTATTAAGGCGTATGTAGACACGAAGATAACAGCTGAAGATTTAGATATTCAAACTGATTCTGGAAATATTGATATTGATTTAGATTCAGAGGCTTTAGTTCTTACTGGTGGTACAGGTATTGATACCAGTGCTACGGGAACTACAGTTACTTACGCTATTGATTCCACAGTTGCTACGCTATCTGGATCACAGACTTTAACTAATAAGACATTAACTGCTCCTCTTGCTACTAGTATCCTTCTTACTGACTCAAATCTTATCTTTGAAGGGAATACTGCAGATGCTCATGAGACAACTCTGACCGTTTCTGATCCGACTGCAGATCGTACAATCACGCTCCCGAATGCTACAGATACACTTGTTGGTAAGGCCACCACAGATACGCTAACAAATAAAACTTTAACCAGTGCTGTTTTAAATGACGCCATATCAGGAACGTCTATTAAAGATGAAGATAATATGTCGAGTGATTCGGCTACTCATTTAGCTACTCAGCAAAGTATTAAGGCATATGTTGATACAAAAATTACAGCTGAGGACTTAGATGTTCAATCTGATTCTGGATCAATATCTATTGATTTGGATTCAGCAACATTAGTTCTTACTGGTGGCACTGGAATTGATACTAGCGCTACAGGATCAACAGTTACTTATGCCATTGATTCCACAGTGGCAACGTTAACTGGATCACAAACTCTAACTAATAAATCATTAACTGCTCCTACAATTACAGGTGCAGTTACTGCTACTAGTGCTGTATTTACAGGAGCTAGTCCTCTCGTATTCGAAGGAGCCACAGCTAACGCTTACGAAACTACTCTTGCAGTTACTGATCCAACTGCGGATCGAACTATTACATTACCAGATGATTCTGGAACTATGGCAACTGAAAGTTTCGCTACTGCAATAGCAGTTGCATTAGGATAGTCTTATGGCCACCCAAGTACAATTCCGTCGAGGATCAACAACTCAAACTTCCACCTTTATTGGTGCAGTCGGAGAAGTCACTGTAGATACAGATAAAAAAGTCTGTGTTGTTCATGATAACTCTACTAGTGGAGGTATAGCATTATTAAGAGAAGATGGTACCAATGCTTCTTTTGGACTCGGTTCGTTAACAAGCTGCGCTCTTAAATTTGCAAGTGATCCAAATACAGGACTTTATTCTCCTGGTTCTGATCAGGTAGCACTAGTTACTGGAGGTGTTGCTCAGCTTACAATAGATGGATCGGGCTCAGTAACCATGCCAGGTAACGTTTCTATTACAGGAAGCTTAACTGTCAATGGGCTGTTTAATTCCAACGACAACATCGCTCTCATCGTCGCTCTAGGCTGATATGGCAAATACCTTCAAACAATCAACTAAATCTAGCTTGGTTACGGATGCTGTAAGTAGTTCGAACGCCAACATAGTAACTGCTGGTAACACTTCGACTCTTATTATTCTGAATGCACTTGTAGCTAATAAAACAAGTACTAGTGCCAACGTTGACGTCTATCTAGTCACTGACAGTGGCGATGATGTCTATCTACTAAAGAGTGTACCAGTACCAGCTGGATCTTCTTTGGAGTTGATTACAGGAAGTAAAATTATTCTCGAATCTAGTGACGTACTAAGGGCGCGTGCAGATACGGCATCAGCTTTAGATCTGACAATTAGTTACTTAGATCAGACTTAATGTTATGGGCTTATCTACTTTCGGAGATATAGGGGCTCTTCAAAGACAGTTTGAAGATATTAAAGTTGAGATTGACAAACAGTTTGATAAGGCGATTTTAAAATTAGATGAGACAAGTTGGGAGATTATTCGTAAGAAAAGGGATTTTTTAATACGGACTACTGATTGGACAATGACACCAGGTTGTACTGTTGATCAAGCTGCTTGGTCTGCCTATAGACAGTCTTTGAGAGACATCCCACAAACTTATAGTGATTATGGAAGTGTCGTTTGGCCAAAAGCACCTACAACAAATGGTCCAAATACTAAATTTGAAGCGGAATAGATAAATAGACTTCAAATACAATAGAGGATATAAGGTTTACTAAATACAAATGTATATTGGGAATGATCTGCAAGTTGCGGAATCAGGCAACAAAATTATTGATGATATAAGCTCTAGTTTTAACGGGAGTACAACATCATTCGCGTTGCTGGTAGGTGGGGCAGCTCCTGTTCCTTTTCCAATCAATACTCAGCAGATTTATATATCGGTCAACGGTGTACTTCAGGAACCAGATCCAACTGGTAGCGCAGGTTTTAAACTATTAGGAAATAATATTGTATTCAGTTCAGCTCCAGCTAATGGACATGCTTTCTTTGGTGTCATCTTATCTGGTGCAGATTACGTCACAGTAGGTACGGAGTTCCCTGCAGGCAGTGCTACCGCTCCCTCTATTACCTTTGGAAACGACGACAACACAGGACTATATTCTGTAACTGGTGGAACAGTAGGTTTCACTTCAGATGGTGTTCAAACCTTCACCATGGATAGTAATGGTTTTAACTTCCCTGATAGTAAGAAAGTAAACCTTGGATCTTCGTCGGATTTACAGCTTTATCATGACGGCTCCAATTCATACATAGAGGAAGCAGGAACAGGTAGTTTGTTTCTCCGAGCAACACCTTCTATTGAATTTAGAAAGGCAGGTGGTACTGAAAAGATGCTCTATGCGGAGCCTGATGCTCAAGTAGAACTCTATTATGACAACACCAAGCGTTTTGAAACCACTAACACAGGAACAAATGTTATCGGAATTCACGTAGACGATGGTGCTACACACGACGGAGATGTAACGTTTACTGGTGCAGCTGCTAGTGTTACGTGGGATAAGTCAGCAGATGATTTGATATTTAATGACAATGCAAAAGCCGCATTCGGTACTTCATCGGATTTAAATATCTATCATGATGGATCTCATAGCTATATAGACAGTACTGGTACAGGTTATCTTCTTATACAAGACTCAGGAAACATATATATCAGAACTAATGATTTCCGTGTTCAAACATCAGGTGGCAGTGAAACATGTATTACCTGTAGTGCAAACGGAGCAGTATCACTTAATTTTGACAATAGCACAAAATTTGCCACTACTTCAAGTGGTGCAACGATAACAGGAGACCTAATTGTTGGTCAAATAACATCATCAGGTAACATAACGTCTAATGGTACGTACTTAACATTAACGGGTAATAGTTATAACGCATGGTGGGACAAAGCTGCTAGTGCTCTTGAGTTTCAAGATAATGCTAAGGCAACTTTTGGGACAGCAAATGATCTTCAAATTTATCATGATGGATCTAACTCATATATAAAAGATGCAGGTACAGGTAATCTTTATATTTTCTCCGAAAACTTACGCATAGAAAATGCAGATGGAAGTGAGTCTTATATAGAAGCTAATGTTAATGGGTCCGTAGAACTTTATTACGACAACTCAAAGAAATTTGAGACAACTTCAACGGGGGCTAAGGTCTCTAATGTTCTGGAAATAAATAGTAATGGAACTTCAATTGCTGAAAATAATTTAAACTTCGAACCTTCTGGAAATGTTTATATTGATCATAGGACTACTTCACAAGATATAATTTTTAGGATGTCTAATTCTTCGGCGTTAGACACAACAGCATTAACAATAAAAGCTGACGGGTCTACTACACATCCCGATGCTATTAAGTCTAAATGGGGTGCTGGAGATGATCTTCAAATCTACCATGATGGATCTAATAGTTATGTTCATAATGATAATGGATCTGGTAACTTCTATATACAAGGCGATGCTATTAGACTCAGATCAAAAACTGGTACTGAAGATTATATAGTAGCTAATCATAATGGATCCGTAGAACTCTATTACGATAACGCTAAAACTTTTGAAACAGGTACAACAGGAGCAATCCTTAAAGGTGGTAATACAGGCGCAGCAACTGAATTACAAATTTTTGGTAATGAAGGTCAACGCGGTATATTACTGTTGGCTGCTGATGATGGAGATGATAATGCAGATTATTGGCATTTTGAAGCAGGAACTGATGGAAACTTAAATATTCAAAATTACAGTGGAGGTTCTTGGGAAAATAGTTTACTTTTAAAAAGTGGTGCAGCCGTAGAACTCTATTATGATGACGCTAAGAAGTTAGAGACAACTTCAGCAGGTGCAACTGTAACAGGTAGTCAAAACTCAGCAGTTGAACTTAGGATAGAAAATACTAATAATAGTCAAAATGCTGCAATTGCAAAATTAAGCCTACATGGTGGTGATGCTGCAAACCAAGGACCAATAATAGAATTAGATAGAAATGGTGCTTATCATCAAATAGAAGAAGATGCTTCTGGAAATTTAGATTTTAGTGATAACGGCACAGTTAAATATATAATGGAATCCGATGGTGATTTCCAAATATGTGATGGCGATCTAATCATAGGAACTTCTGGTCACGGTATTGACTTTAGTGCTACAGGTGGTCCTACTGGTACCGGGGCTTCAAGTGATTCAGAAGTTCTTTCGGACTATGAACATGGGACATGGGTTCCTCTTTTAAGGAATGGAACTAATGAGATTACCTATACAACTGGTAATGCTTCTACAAAGTTTACCTACGTAAAAATTGGTAGATTAGTCCATTTAACTTTTTGCTTAAACAATGAAACTACAGCAGGAACTACAGGTGGTAGTAGCAGTTTCCAAATACTAAATGCTCCTTTTGCTCCCGCTGCTGAGAGGATTATAAGTACACAAGTGCTTTGGTATGCTACTGGATTGCGTATAAACCAAACACCTATCTTTATGCACCTTCATACCGCTGGTAATTTTGAGGCATATAGAATGGTTTCTGCTACTGGTGGTTATACTTCAAATAATTGTGAAGTTGAGCAGGTCGGAGCTAGTAGTTATATGTTCTGGCGTATGAGTTATGAAACCAGTTCATAGACCGTAGCTAAATCTTTAAATAAGGAGAGTAATGAAAGCACCAACTACTAATAATTGCTATAATTTTCGAGTTATATCGATAGATAAGATTGTAGATGGTGACACAATAGATGTCACTTTCGATTTAGGCTTTGGTATTTGTAAATCTGAAAGAATTAGAGTAGCTGGTATTGATAGTCCAGAGAAAAGAACACGTAATCTTGAAGAGAAAGAATTAGGAATAGAAGCGAGTGAATGGCTTGAATGTCAATTAGAAGGCGCCATAGCAGGTGATGAAGATTTAGTGATTAAAACTGAATTAGAAGGAGGTAAAGGTAAATTCGGAAGGCTTTTAGGTTGGCTTTATATTGGCTATCCTGAATGTGAAAAAGATTGTAAGTGTAATTGCCATCATCAAGTCTCTATCAACGAGACAATGGTGGAAAAGGGATATGCATGGGAGTATGATGGCGGTACCAAATCCAAAGATCTCGAATCTTTAAGAGAAGTTCGTAGATCTCAGGGTACATTAATTTCTGAGTAAATCATGCAAAAAGTTGTTAACATCATCGCTATTTCGTCTGGTGTTGTATCTCTTGCCGTTATTGGGAGTGGTTTATTTATATACCTACAAAGAGATAAACTCGTTGATAGCGTTAAGACTCAAGTACTTAAATCAGTTGGTGGAGCACTACCTGGTTTAGTTGATACGAAGCTTCCCAGCATGACAGGACCTGCATTAGCTCCACCAGCTGCTCCTGCGCCTAAAGGCTTTGGTATACCTAGATAGTGGACGAGATACCTGATATTCAGGTTGAACCAATAAATACATTTTTTGTTCCAGTAAGTACTCTTCCAACTGAGTTTCTACTTCCTGCTGCACCTCCTGTAACTGTAATTATTGGTATTCCTGTAGTAGAGATGCCGGGATGTGTTGAATGGCATCCTGATGATAAGAGAGCAGGTAATTTACCGATAGAAGATGATAAAGGCGTAAGAACTTTATGCCCCAATGGACAGTATCCAAGCTTTAATGCGATGGATTACTCTCCAGAGGATTTACTTTATACGTCGGAGGCGCCACCACCTGCATATAAGTCTCCACCACCTCCTGAAGCTCCTGAGACAGGCGTTCCTGAGATTCCTAAGGAAGAAGTACCATGCCCTGGTCCTAATGCTCCTCGTATAGGAGACGTTGCTCAGAACCAGAAAGAGAAGGTTTCAGGGTTCAAATTAAATGAGAGTAAAACTATTTGCATTACGTTGTACGAAGATATAGGACCCGTTGAACAATTCCTACCATCTCCTCAAGTTGTAGCAACAACTGCTACGATTGCGACGGTGGCCACGACATCGGCCCTCCTAGCAAAGCCTTTGGCTGATCTTCTTCTGAAGGTTGTGAAGCCTGCCGTGAAAAAGGCCATCGGAGCCATCCAAACCAAGCTTGGTCGGAAACCTCGGAAGTTATCTCTTTCGGAGATACAGGCGAATCGTTATCGGGAGAAGAAGGGTTTACTTCCGTTGAAGGAGTTGAAGAAGAAGAAGAAGGTGAAATAGTATGTTGGTGAGGACCTACTACACCTGGTGGATTTACTAATATTACGTCTGAACATATCACTGCTGATTTGGATTTTGGATGAAAGCGTATTCCAGCCTTTAGGAGTTCAGCACAATTTTTAAGTCTTGCAATTTCGAAATCTAATCTTTTATTAGCAACTAGTTGATTGGTATATTTAATTCTTGAATCCACGGCCCTTTTACATCTTGACTGCAATGATCCATCGAGGGGAATTGAGATGGTAGCGGAGAGCCCATAATTAAAGTTGAACTGATCCTTCTGTCCTGTTCTTGTGGGTACATGATACAAGATGGATCCTGGATTATCGACGACCCCATCGTTATTGCCGTCAGAAACGTCGTATACAGGATCATTATAGTAATATTCTCTTGGTTCCTGCCAGCTGGTGCTGTCGGTCAAAAATGGCGTGATGTTTAGAGTAGGACCCTGACAGCTGATTCCGTCCCCATAGGTGTTGGTAATGTACGGTCCTTGCAAAACCTGGATGGCTTGGTTGGTAACAGAACCTGAGCTATTAGCCACAGGATTAGCAGTGGCGCTAACACCGCCAACGTCGCCCGCGCGTACTGCTGTGGGGAATAGTGCATTCGCATTGAGTAATACTAATAGAAGGTAGCTTAGTTGCTGAACGTTGACGTTGTATCTGTGACGCTTTGGATCTCTGTGACTCTCTGAATTATTGTCTGGTTGACCATTCCGGGTGCTCGATACGTTTCGGTGAATTGGAAGCTGCCACCAGGATTTGCTATCGTCCAATTGGGTTTGTTTGCAGCATCTAGACCCGTCCATGTCGAAGTAACGCCTTGAAGAGTGTTGCTATTTCCTGTTACTGAATCAGGAGATATACTTGCACCTGAATGCTGAACATTTGTGCCGGTCACAGTATACTGCCACCCTGTTTGGTAATCAATCGCATTAATTGTCTCTGTCACTTTCGATGTAGTTTCCGTATGGCTAGTCATACCTCCTTGCGTGAAGTTTGGAATTACGGGAACTGCTCCAGCTTCAGGTATAAACAGTAGTGATAAGAAGAATAATAGCCGTTTCATAGTAGCTCATTAATCTCCGATAACTACCTCGCTAACGAATTGACCCGTAGCTGTAGTACCAGCGCCTCCAGCGGTTAGCGTAACCACACCAGCACTAGTAAGAGTCCCTGCCAAAGTACCTGCCACACCACCAGATTGCGTAGTCTGTACACCATATGCTGGCATGTCTGCTACAACTCCAGCCGTAACGTCAACACCTGCACCCATTGCATTTATGGCGTCTCCTTGATTATAGCTAGTTGAAAAACTGAAGGCAGATCCTGCGGTATTTATGTCATAAGTACCTACATCAAGAGTCGGTGCAGCAGTGGCGCTACCAGCAGTTAGAGCACCGAAGTGACCACTATTTGAAGTATCTACTTTTATATTTGATCCTGAGACTGTATAAGTTGAACCTAATCTAGTTCCACTTGTTGCTGCTCCATTAACTGTGAGCTGAGTACTTGTCGATAAGCGATGAACGAGATCTGCTCTTACCGGAGAGGCACTAAACAATATTAATAATGGGATTAACTTCCACATGATGAGTAATAATTCTTTGGCGCAATATAAGTTTACCTGAGGTTAAACTTAATACGTATTGCTACTATACGATGCCTGAGAATGTAATTAAAGATCCTATAAAAGAGGATAGTTCTAAGAAGAAAAGTGTTCTTGGAAAAATGAAAGATGCCCTTCTTCCTGATCAAGAAGAACAGGCCGCAATCATATCTACAGGTGTGAGAATCGTAGTACTTGGGTGGTCCGGTGCGATCTTGACTTTAAACTACGTTTCCATCCCAGGAATACCTCAACAGAAAATAGATCCAACCTTCATAGCTTCAGTGTTCACGGGGGTTTTGGCGTCTTTTGGGATCGCTACAGCTAGTAAAAAAGGCGATGGCACGATGAAAATGAATGGTGATAGTAATGGGCAAGTAAGTAAGAAAGATATGGAGTCAATGATTGAAAAAGCAACTGCTAATTCTGCTGTACAAACTATTAGAATTGAGCAAGCTCCGTTAGTAATTAAGGCTGAAAGTCCTAATTCTAAAGATCCTACAAAATATGAGTTGTAATTGAGTAAGGTCTAGGTAATATATGGACAGCATTTCATCTTCATGTGCCGAACCTTCATTGGGGATGGGTTTCTGTGGTGTCCAAGAGCCCTACTTGGTTAAAGAAGCGTCCTGTCGATGTAAGTGATCTTGAGTCCGATGAAAAAGCTGAAGTATGTCCAGCTAGGCCAATAAGGCGCTGTAAAGTTTTAGATCGTAAAAATGACCATACACAGTTAGAAACAGGTTTAGGGAAGTGGTGGATATCTGATGAGCATTGGTATGGTTTAACTGATGAGACGCCAGATGTCCCTTATTCAATAGATAGAGATTTGATCTATTTGAAGGACTTTCCTTACTATTATCAAGAGTCTGATAAGTGGGATGATAGTGCAGTTTTTACATTTTCAATGTGTTTGAAATACCTTAAAACACCTAGTATTAACGGTGTTATGGATTATCTAGATGTCCTTAATAAGCATGGTAAGAGTACTTCTAGAGAGGCAAATATGAAGTCTTTAGTCGAGTTTGGTAGGAAAGCTACTTTCACATATTCTGCTGATCCTCAAGACGTTAAGGACCAGATAAATAGAGGGTTACCAGTAGCAGCTAGTCTCTTATCCAAGGGTGATATTACAAACCCAAATAGAGGAACACATCTTGTAGCTATTACTGGATATGGCGATGGATATTGGTTAGTTCAGGATCCTTTCGGAGAAATGGATCTAATTAATGGCTTATGGTCTGATAGAAGTCCTAGGTCTGGTCAGAATGTTAAATATAATTTTGAGCAGATGGATAGACGTTTATTTGCTAGTGGCGGGGCATCCGGTTGGTGTTGGGTTAATTTCCGAAAATGTTGAGTCCTCTGTAAAGATTAGGGAGGGTTATTCTCATCTGAGATGTCAATTTACACTTTCGAATCATGACCGACGCTCCGAAATCATTAGATGATCAGTTACAAGATCAGCGTGAGCAACTAGAGACAACAATAAAAGATCTTGAAGCGCAGATTATGCGCGCTAAAGAAGCTTATTTGAAAATTTTAGGTGCTCAGGAATTCTCTGCAATTCAAAAACAACAAGCTGCAGCAGCTGAAGAAAACACCACTACCGAGGTCGTAGACCCCTAGAACCATGTTAGGCGAGTTGAACAAAAGTAGATATCGTGCCCTCGAGTTACTAGCGGAGCATGTACGTGCTCCATCTCGTGAACTCTCCATTAACGCAATCGTTAGTGATATTAGTGACGAAGACCTCCGCTGGGTTACTGATCGTATTCATTACTATCTTCTTAAATTATTGGAAGATGCGGAGAATGATCCAATAGAAGAGGAAATTATAACTATTTCAGAAGAAGCAGAGATTTGTTAAACTGAAGTATTCGATTAATTATTTTTTCTCGTGGAACCTAAACGTGATCCTTATGAATTTTTACGTGAGAGAGCGTTAAAAGTTGCTGATGAGATGGAAGATCATAGAAATGAGAGAGACGTGAATATTGGACGTCGGGCAATTGCAGGTGAAAAGCCATCTACTGTCAGAGAAAAGATGGATGACAGAGTCATTACTACTTAATTGAGGATAGTGCTATGAATGAACCATTGTGGGGGCCATTAAAGAAAGAGCACAGTTCCGGTACGAATTCATGGGGGTCTAGTCAATGGGCTAAATCTTTAGGTGCTGCTAATGCATTTCAAAGTCTTCGCGCTAGCGATTTATTAAAACAAATGGATAGACAATATATTCCAAAGTCAACTCTTTTAGGACAATATTGGGATCAAGCCGGAAACCCTACAGATGGTCCAGCTTTGCACGAATCTGGTTTAACTAAGTTTGGATTCTAATTAAATTAGTGACCAGCTCCTCCACCATTTAGTTATTACATACTTATTACCTTTTATTGGAGGTAAAGCTTCGTGCATAGTTTTATAGTTAGGTTTTCCATTTTGATATAAATTATTCCATGCAAGTAGAAGACCTTGTTCTGGCCGAACTTTTAGATTAAGGCGTTTGAAATAAGTTTCTCCTCCCTCTTCAACGTCATTTAAGTAAATCAGGGTTGTCCATGTACGTTGCCCCATCCATTCGCAATACACTTGATATTGTTTCTTACTCCTTGGTGGGAAGAAATCCCAATGCTCTTTATAATACTGGCCTGGACTATATTTTTGAGCTTGTAAAGCTTCTCCTAAGAAAGGATCTAGCTCCATTAAGTCTTCTAGCTTCTCGTCTAAATCTAAAATTAACTCTGCTGGAAAGTCATGTAAATCTGCCGTTTCGCTAGTTCTATAGTCAGATGTTAGAGCTGAATCAGTGTCGTTTGCGAGAGTAGATTTTCTAGTAGATTTATTTATACATTCAATTATGTCTTTGCATTCTCCAGGGGAGAGAAATTCATTATATGCATACACTTGTGTAAAGGGATAGTTAAGTTTATCTGCCTTTTCTTCTATGGGATTGTCATAGAATGCTCCATAGTTAATCCATTCAGGTTCCTCTTTGAAGTTACACAGTTGAAGTAGATCTTCAATATCTTGATCACTTAGTTCGTAGGCTTCTTTAAAAGATCTTAAGAGTTGTTTCTTAGTAACACCACATAATGCAGATCTAGTAAGAGGTTTGACTAATGATGCTAATTCAGAGGTATTCATTTTTAAGTTCCATTACTCGTAGAATATGTGAGTGTAACTATATGTGCAAGTGGAGTTAATTGTTCTCAACTTCATAGTAATATTTGGAGGAAGCTACGGAATAAGTACGCTTCTTCTTAGCCGTAGTGAAAAGAAACGCAGTGGTAGCCGTTCTAGGCGAGGAATTGCAGCGTCAGTTCATCGCTGGTAATATAAAGATAAGGTTCAAACTTTTTATGGATGCATTAGAGCTTCCGGTTGACGTAGAATTCACTATTCACGCTGCCTCTCTAGCGATTCAAAATCTGGATCGCTCAGATCTAGAGGAGGCTTTCGTTGAAATGCTCCACCAAAAAGCGTTAGATAAGCAGATGTTTTTTAACATTCTGAAGGACCACGGCATTGATGCCGACATTAAATTCAACATCTCCACGATGGGACAGATCTCCTAAATACCATGGCTACTCGCACCATTGAAGGCACTCTAGACACACAAAGCGTTGACGCTGGCTCTGAGATTACTTATCTCGGTTCTACAGCTGCAGCAAATCCTGGCGAAGCTATTAGAGGGTTTCGTATTAATCCAGGTGGCACTGGCGACATCAAGGTAACACTTGACCGCAGTAACTCCATCAATACTATGGAGATTTTCCAAGAGGATGCTTATACAGGCGGAAGTGCACCTAACGGCTATAAAAAATTTACTAATATTGCTAGAGATGGAAAAGGTAAAGGGGCAGTAGCAGTAACAGTAACTAATGCAGCTAAGAATTATGTTGTTCTCTTGAAGTTAGACGGCTATTCTAGTGTTAGCTACAGCGGAAGCGTTGTCGTCCCATAAGAAAAAGAAAGTTCAAGATAGGTGGAAAGAACATCCTTTTCTCACCAGAAGGGGTATTAATTTAATAAAAACTCACTCAATGCCTCGTACTCACATCGGTATGGGGCGTTATGCTGCTTATAAGGACTATGGGGAGGATATTTGGCGTATTGGATATGGAAGTACAAAATTAGGGAAAAGATGGCTCAGTGCTTCAGATAAGGCTACTAGGGAAGAGATTGATTTACAGCTTGAAGAAGATTTAAAAGAGTTCTCTGATTTAGTAGCTAAATATGTTTTAGTACCTTTAAACCTTAATAGAAGAGCAGCTGTTCTTAGCTTTGCTCATAGCATTGGGATATCATCGTTAAAGACTTGTCGTTTATTAGAACTAATTAACGGTTCTGCCAGTAAGAACACGCTTATTAAGGAGTGGAGTCCTTATATCAACAGAATTTGGATGTCTGGTGGGGATCTGATGAGAGATAGACGTCGGGTTGAGCTTGATACCTATTTTTCGGCGGATAAGGATATTCCCACTCTTGTTCCTCATCACTGTCGGTTGAAGAAATGCTTATTAAATCTCCCTGAGACTTATACTGGGGCTCCCAATCAGTTGAAAGCAATTGAATATCTTGAGAGAAAGTTACTTCAGTGGGATCCTTCTGAAGAGACTCTTCGTCAGTTTTTCCGGTATTGGACTCAGAAGCCCACTGGTCTAGGATCTCCGCCGCCTCGGGCTCGAAATGTTTAAGCATGTCTAGTGCATCCATCAGTTGGAGTTCAGGAGTGTAATTTTCTATGAAGGTTTTGTACTGCATGAAGGAAGAGCCTTTGGTTGATCTGCTTGATTCTTTAAACCTATTTTAAGCAGTACTAAATAGCCGATTAAGTCCATAATGACGTCTTCATCCTCGCCAATCAACCCCACTCCTTTCTGAATTCGGTTTAATTTGTCGTCAATTCTGACTAATAACTGCTCAACTGCACTTGATTTACTAAATATACGAGCTGGTTCAAGAGCAGAATTGCCATATTTCTTATTTTTGTACAGTAAAAGTTCTTTTACATCATCACAGACAGCTGCTATTTCAAGTTGAGTTCCTGTCATTTCTAACATGGATCTTAAAATCTCAATTTAGCAGATAACTCTGCCTAAATTAGAAAAAATTTCTTCAAATCTCTTGGTTTGATCAAAACCAAACTCCAAACTTGGTAGATATATAAAGTAGCCCCAATACATTGGTGATTTCAAGGTATATAACTTCTTTCCATGTATAGTATTTGCCCTATCAGTCGGTATGCAGACTGGAAAATCCCACATTTCGGGACAAATTCTAATCATTTCCGGATAAATTGTATAAAAGAGAGCTTCTGGTATATTTCTGAGCTTCCATTCTTTTACTAAACGTCTAAACCAAATTACAGAGGGTGCTTTAGCGGCTGCACCAGCTCTTACGCTCCATCTCCACGTCCCTCTTTCCTTACTGAACGAACAACGGCCAAATGTTGGTGGAAATAAGTATGTTTTACCTGTCCAAGGTTCTTGAATATTTAAACCATCTTCTTTTAGGGTATATATTTTTTTAGCCCTTAAAAACTCAGCATTTGCGCTGTGAGTGGAACATGGATCTAAGTCAATATCACCTAGAAGAGCATAGATATAGGGTAAATATTCAGCAGGAGTTAGCCAGTCGTCATTAAGGTGAGCTATTCGTCCTAAGACAAATTTATAATTCGCCCACCGTAGCTTTTTCTTATTCACATCATTTTTATAAAATCAGCCCCTTCATTGTCATGTTTGTAGTGTATAAGTTCCATTTTCTCTTGATCTTGGATGATAAATAGTGATTCCTTACCAAATTCTAGTTTTTCAGCGTGAGTTATTGCCTTCTGCATCACCTCTGCAACTCCAGTCATATCCCTGTTATTAAAGTCATTAAGAGCATTCATTAAGTGATCTACGGTTAAATAGAACATGCTTTTCTTCTCTGGTGCATCTGGAACATAAACCATTGCTCCAGGTCCTTCTTTTTTATAGAACTCGGCATAGAACTCACACATATCGGCACAGATGCGCTCGATAGTTAATTTCAGTAGTTTTGCTTCATCGTCATTTTTCACCGTGTGAAGAAGTTTTTTTAGTAGCTTGTTACGTCTGTTTGTCATAAGATTCTCTAACTGATTAAGTTTATCAAGATTTTTCTTTATTTCCAGGCTTTTCTCTCAAGACTGATTTGATGAGGTGTCCTAATCCTGATTTTTTTAAGGTTTCTAAGAGCTTAGGTAGAGGTTGATATAGGACTACAGCTTTCTGCATGTTGCCAATTTTTTTTATTAATTTGCCATTTTCATCTCTTAATTTTGTCAATTCACCTTGGCGTATTAAATATTCTGCGACACATCGATAGCGACGTTTTTCTGCCAAGTTGATTTCTGGGTAGCGATCACAGATAGTACTTGTTCTCATATCGCTGAAGGTTAATCTGATTTGATCTGCTAAAGAGAGACCAAGCATTAAGTCTGTTGTACTCGTTTCATAGCTGCATATCAATTCAAGATACCTGTGTAGGTCTGCGTTTTCAAAGCTACCTGATGGAGGTATGAATATCTCTACTTGTTCGATTAGTGAATCTACTAAGAGGTCTCTATAGTTCTTAACTGTGACTGTGTTTATATCTAATTCGGAGAATCGATAACTTTGATAGACATTTTCATCTGTATCTATCGGTTCATATTCTGTTTGATTTAAAGCTTCAATCCACGCCTCGTTTTTTATAACTGTCATTCGAGGTCCGAGGTTATCTAAAGCTTAGCGGAGTTTTTATAATTATTCCATTGTTGGCGATGATCTATTTGAAGAACATACTCATAATATTCTCGAATATCTGCCATATGTTCGTCTATTGAGGTAACTAAATACCATTTAGATCCGTGAATTTCTTTTAGTCTTTTTTCGCATTTGGTTCTTGATCCACCATAGTTTTCGGCTTCCCATATAGCTTTAGCAAAGTTTTTTTGAGTATGTGTAAGTAGGTTATTTTCCAAGTCATCTATAGACACTTGTGCTATAAGTTGGTTAAACTCTTTAAGGAAAGGATACTGTTTATCATGCGCCGACCCATTACTTATGCTGAGTTGCTCTTGATCCTCGCACTTTTGCCTGTTGGCGTTATCGGTGTTCAACATTTGCACGGGTTTGTGACAGATAGAATCAGTATAGAAGTTAAGCTTAAATAGACAATGGGTAGGAAGTCACCTCCACCACCACAGGTTATAATGCCTCCACCACCGCCACCTTCGACGATTGTGACGGATGTGACTCCTACGGAGACATACCAGGATGCAACGGATTATTTAAGACGTTTAGATGCACGTGAAGAAGCAATCGAGAAAAGAAGGTGGGATGCTGGAGAAACTCCTGGGAATATAAGATCCTCTCATGCAGCTATTAATTTACGAAATGCTGAATTAGCAAATAATTTAGATCGTGGATCTTCATTCCCTGGAACACCTAATTTTGGATCTCAGACTAATCCAGGACTAATGTCTGGTACAGGTGCTGTTATGAGTACTTTAGGTACAGGTGCTAATACTGGTAGTACTAGTAGACAAGCACGAATTAGACCAGATCAAATGTCACCTACTGCTCAGGCAGCTGCTGTTACTGGACCTGAGGCTCGTCTTGCTAATGCTCAAAAAGCCTATTGGTTAGCGGAGCAACAGAAGAACAATGAGCAGTTTTCTTATCCTGATTTTGAAGAGCCTTCATGGGCTGATCGTGACTGGTATCCAGTTGTTGATAAATGGAAAGAACGGAGCGATAAAATTGAAGTAGATGACTCTCCACCTAGAGTAGTTTCTATGTAATAGTCTTATTCGTCCACTTCTCCAAAGTTCAATATTTCATCATAGGTTTGTGTAATTAGGCCGAAGTTTATAGCTAAGTCATGACTATCTTTTACTAATCCCCAGTCGAGAACATTGACGTTAATACTGATTGAATAGGTGGTTTCGAGATAACGTATATCATTTGTAATTAAGAATAGATATTCCCCAGGGTTTAACTTAGTAATGGGATAGTCATCAGTTCCAATTTCGACCTCATCATCTAAGTAGTCAACAGCTCCTTCGTTATATACATAGCCATCATCATTAATTGGGAGTTCTTCTCGACGCTTATCTTCAGTTATGCGATAAAAAGCTAGTAGTGTATTTTTATTTGTCTGCTCTTCGTAGGAAAATTGAGAATAATCTTGAGTAAATTGGACAGAGCGTGGCTCTACTAATTTTATTTTATAGAAAGTTGTTTGCTTACGAGATAATCCTCCATGAGAGTTCTTGATCGTGAATGATCGAAACACAGATGAGAAATCCCCTAAGTCAATCGGGTTATTAAGGTTATCTCCGTGCTCTTGAGGAAGTGGATCTGAACCATAATATGAATTAGGACCATAAGCAGTAGGACCTGCTCCACCAGTAGGATACGCTTCAACTGTTCCTAAGTTATAGAAACCTGTATTATTCGGAATTGTTGTCAGATACCTGCTCATATTCTTCTTTTAAGCCAGTAAATAGTCCATGCATAGGATGATCAGGGTCATCTCTGCCGGATTCTGTATATCGTTCATACATTATTCTAACTCGTTCAGCCATAGCCTTAACTCCTTCTCTGCCGGTGCCTTCTTCTTGCATTGTGGGGTAAGAATCATAATCTAAGGCAATTTCTAAATGTTTTAAAGCCCATTCAGCCCTTTCCTGATCTTCTGAGTCAAACCAAGCAGTGTAATGTGATTCACCACCTAATGTAACTACACCTGCATATTGTTTTTCATCTAAATGATAATTACTTGGGAAGACTTGACTACTTTTCGCTACTATTTTTGGCCTCTTTGTCCTTGTGGTGCTGGAAGATGTCTCCATGGTTGAGTCTGATTCTCTCAATTTCATTTGGCTCCGGATAATTTTTGAGTTCTTTGATTGTAAGGTGTGTTGGGTTACAACAGAAGGCTTTGCATGTTGGTCTGCTAAAAATCCTATATTTACCTGTATAGCCACGACTTAACCAGAACGCCACCCTTGATGCTGATTGGGTTTTAGCTGAGTGGAAAGGAGACCCAGGAAAATAAGCTGTTGATTCAGTATTGTTTTTTCTTGTAGCACCTTGCCATAGCCAGCATTCATCGATTTCTTTTATATCAACTTGATCCCAGAAAGTTTTTACTTGCCAATACCAAGTTCGAAAATCAAAATTAGTGACATCTATGGAGCACCTTCCTTTTTTTATCTCCTCCATACAGTCAAGGCACTCTCCCATGAGCCCAAAATTACCTTTGTGGGTTGATTCTCCTTTTTGATGCCAAGGGCACTCTAATTCTTGTGTCATGTGATAGGCGAGATTAAATTTTTTAGCTTCAGTTGGGTAAGCAGTTGTTAGTTTTTCGCATGTTAGAAGCACTCCCTCCCAGATTTCCGTTAGATTATCGGACTTAGGAGCATTTGCAACTTCTTCATATGTCTCATTATTACAGAGACGTCTAACAGTATGATAAGGAATTTTATAAACTTTAGATAATTTCAAACTACTTATCCCTTCTTCACTTTCCACTCTTAATTTAGTTATTAAGTCATTATTTAAACCTATTTCTCTTTTTTGTGCATTTTCATATGCCACATCATTCCTAGTTCCCCAATAGTAATGAGATGGGTTTAAACAATACTGAGAGGTACAACAGGCTCTTCGAACAACTATTGAGTTATTTCCTTCACTATATTTTCCCGCCATTGAAAGCAATAGTGGTCGAGCATCTTTATTTTTATAGCGAAGTATCCTTGTTTTACTAGTTTTAAAACCTTGAAAGACAGCATTAGTATGCTTTTTCATGCACCAGCATTTATCTTTTCCTACGCCTTGGAATAAGATTTGAAATGCTTTAGCAAAGGCGATTTGGTCCTCTGGTGTAAGGGAGTCATCTAAAAAAGGAGAAGATTGGCTCATGCTGAGTAGGGTGAGGAATAGAGATTAACATAAAAGCCTGTCAGAGACAAGAAAATCATTCAACAGTCAAGTAGGAATTTTTTACCCCTATATTATTTACTTCTAAGGATAGTGAGGTTAGGTACATGACTGTCAATATTTATATATACACTCTTATACCTAACCACAACATACACATACTTAAGTGAAACCCCCTTTATTTTTTTAAACTTGGGTGTTGATATCAAATCAGTTGTTGTGGAATAAGTTTCGAAGGAAGTGGAGTTGTTTTGTCGAGTTCCCCTACCCTGTTTTTAGGGTATTTTTAGCCTATTTTTAAATATCTGTACTTTGGGTTAGGTATTTGACTGTTAAATTTTGATTGAAAGTTATATTACACTCAGGACCCTAACCTCAACATGCTTTGAGAATTCTTCGAAGGTATCAGCAAATATAGTGGCTTCATCTTCGGTTTTTGCATAGCGGCACATTCCGCCTCCGTTAGAGCAGACTAAATGTCTTTTATGTCCTCTATTTTCAAAGACTTCTATTGTTGTTCCGTGCGGTAAGATTGTCATCTTATCTACCATTTCCCGATGATAATATTATAAGAGAAACCTTACGAATTATTGAGTAGACATGTCAGTATATGATAAATATCAAAAAGCCTGGGGTATTGAAAGCGGTTTACAAGCTGGTAAATCTTTTTTAAATAAATTTGTTCCTCGTGTTTTAGGTAACCCTGCTGTTAGAGGTGTTTTAAATAATCCAGTTGTAAGAGTAGGTGGTGGGGCTGCTTCAAAATTATTTAGTCTTCCTGCTCAATTGTTTATTCATGAAGTAGCTAAGCCTAATCCTTGGGGTGATAAGAATTCTCCAATGTATGGCAAAGGACCAGGGAGTTTGGAATATGCAGCAGCTATAGAGAGGGCAAATGCAGCTGGTAGGAATAACCCTATTGAAGAAGATTATCTTATAACTCCCCCAGTAGAGGGATCAACGTCTGGGCCTAAAATATCTAACATTGGTGAAACACCTAAAGAGTTTCAAGTAGGTGGTAAGTATGGTCCTAGTGAAGAGGCTTTAATAGATATTGCGGATGATGCAACTCTTTATAATGCGAAGGGTGACTATACAGGCGGTGTTTTACCAGAAGGAGATGGTATAGATCATCGTGCTACTTGGCTACACAATAGTCGTAATAGTCCGGCTGCTAAAGCGGGTCTTTCAGAAGATGCTAGATGGGGAACATATCTAGGGAATCAGGCATGGAGAAAAGATCAAGGTAGAAGCTATGACACATCTATAGATCATTTATTAAAGCCTTCTTCTGAGAATAAGAGACATTGGGATGTATTTGGTAATAAAGTTGTAATGGATGATAATCAGTCTGCTGTATCCCAGAAGGTAGATGCTTTTTTAGATACTGTTCCTGCAGAGGTTATTGAAGCAAATATAGCTAAGAATGATGCGGATAAAGCTAAGGTTAATAGTGGTGCGATGACTGCTGCGGAATACTTCGGAACTAATATAAGATAGTTATAGCCTTATAATTAGTATAAATAGTTAATAAAGTAATGAACGGCGCAGGATTTGATCCATCTGGTTTTGACATGACTGATATTGGTGATCCTCGGCGCCAATCGAAGTTACCTGGTGGGTATGCAACTCAGGGACAAGCAGTTAGTGCACCTTATGCGGATGCAAATAAGGCAGCAGCTGCAAAAACTAATCCTATGAATGCTGCTTCCCAAGGGATAGGCGATAGGGTTGATCATTTTCTTAGTCAATTGGGCTAATGGGCGATAATGATTTCCCAGCAGTAATGGCCAACGGTGGTTGGGATGAAGCCAAAGATAAGGCATCTAAATGGAAGTCATATAGAAGTGGTTCATCTTCATATAGTCAATCTGGTACAGATATTCCTACTGGAGGCATGTATTCGAGGGGTGAAGCTACTGATGGATCCGACATAGCACCATATGGATATGAGGAATTTGGAGTTACTCCTAGTTTGTTAGGGTAAGTAGTAGGTTTTCTAAGCGTAAAATTAGATATATAGACTAAAGATTAGGCTGGTAGATGTCACAAACAAAAGCACAATTACTTGACAATATCAAGGACAATGTTCAGCTAGATGCACGAAACTCTTTACGGTTCGCTGATACTGACTCAAGTCATTACGTAGCTTTCAAGGCTCCAGCTACAGTTTCGAGTAATGTTACTTGGACTTTACCTGCAGCAGATGGCAGTGCAAATTACGTATTAGCTACGGATGGTAGTGGAACTTTAAGTTGGATTGCTGATCCAGCTGGGCAATGGGTTACTAGTGGAAGCAATATTTATTTCACCGGAGGCAATGTAGGAATAGGAGATAGTTCGCCAAGTAATCCTCTATCCGTGACAGGTGTTGCAGCTTTTAATGGAGATGTAACTTTTACTGGTGCGAGTTATAACGCTCTTTGGGATAAATCGGATAACGCTCTTGAGTTTGCGGATAATGTGAAAGTGATTTTGGGGAGTGGAGACGACACACATCTTTACCACAACGGTAGCCATACTTATATTTCACATAGAGGTACAGGTGATTTAATTCTTGAACCTAAAGAAGGTGAAAATGGTGTAGTTTTAAAAGCTGACGGAGCCGTAGAACTCTATTACGATAATTCTCGAATGTTACGCACCACTGCAACAGGGGGCATTCTTTCGGGTAACTGGTCTCTAACAGATGACAATAAAATGATGTTCGGGACAGGGGATGATTTATATGTTTATCATGATGGATCTACAAATATAATTGATGGTCGATATCATCCTATTGAACTAAGACATCAATCAGAAGTACATATCAAATGTGTAGATGATGGAGCCGTAGAACTCTATTACGATAACAGTAAGAAATTTGAAACTGATTCAAATGGTATCTGGGTTAGCGGAGCGTTACGTGGTGAGTCTGTTGACTTAGCAGATGACAAGAAAATTCTATTAGGTTCTGGAGATGATCTTGAAATCTATCATAGTGGTAATCAGAACCTTATTAAATCTACTAATGGAAGGATTAATTTATTAGCTGCTGAAACTCGTATGGAGTCAGCTAGTGGTTCTGAAGTTCTAGCAAAGTTTATTGAAAACGGAGCCGTAGAACTCTTTCATGACAATGTAAAGAAATTAGAGACAGCGAGTACTGGTATAGAAGTAAACGGTGGAAAAATAGAACTTAAAGGTGCTGAAGGTGGAGAAGCTCAACTACAATTAAAAGCTGACGAAGGTGATGATAATGATGATTCTTGGCGAATTGTAGCAAATACAGATAATAATTTAATTCTTGGCAACTTAGCTTCTGGTACTTGGGAAAATTCTATAAAAGCTATTGGTAATGGAGCCGTAGAACTCTATTACGACAACTCAAAGAAATTAGAGACAGATTCAAGCGGAGTTTCCGTTTGGGGCAACTTAATGCTTGAGAGTGATGATGATATTCTTTATATTGGTCATGGTTCAGATATAAGGATCTGGCATGATGGGGCTAACTCTCACTTTCGTAGTTATACAGGTGAATTGAGAATAGAACCTGATAATGGGCAAACTTTAAGTATTAATAATCAAGCTAATACTGTAGATTCAGCTAAATTTATTATCGGTGGATCCGTAGAACTCTATTACGACAACTCAAAGAAATTAGAGACAGATAGTTTTGGGACCTCTATTCAAGGTGATTGTTTAAAAGTTCCTGATGGTACAGCTGGTAGTCCTGGCTTTACTTGGAATAATGAGGGTAATGCTGATACAGGTATTTTCCGTCCAGGTGCTAATATTATCGCGTTTAGTAACGCTGGTACTGAAAATTTCCGTATTGCAGCTAACGGTGATCTAACAGCTACTGATACTACTATTGGGTCTAATTCTGACCAAAGATTGAAAACTAATATTAATGATTTTACCTATGATTTAGCTAAATTTAAGCAATTTAAACCTAAAACATTTGATTGGAAAAATCCTGGTGAACATGGAAACAAAACAGGTCAGAGAGGATTCTTAGCACAAGATGTTGAATCTATTGATAACTATTTAGTTGGAGAATGTTTCATACATGATGATGATCCAGATCGCTCATTAGTAGATTCAGATGGAAAATTTAAAACATCTAAATTAGGTAAGAATGATGCTATGTATATTTCAGTTATAAATCAATTGATAACAAAAATAGAAACCTTAGAAACAAAAGTAGCTGCGTTAGAAAGTGCATAAAAGTTGACGGGTTAGAAAGTGCATAAAAGTTGACGGGTTAGAAAGTGCATAAAAGTTGACGGGTTAGTGATCTTACAATGAATAGAAAGCTCTGCAAAGGGTAAGTATCATTTTTGTTTGATATCTAAATGGCATACATTGGTAGACAACTTGTACGAGGTCAGAATCGTGTTCTTGATGACATCTCAAGTAGTTTTAATGGCAGTACGACTGCTTTCAACTTAACGGTTTCGAGTTCATCGTCTCCTCCAGCGAGTGTTAATCAACTCTGGATAATTCTCGGTGGTGTTATACAGAAGCCAGGGACTGACTTTACGGTTGCCGATGCTGTTATTACATTTACGACTGCTCCAGCTTCTACTTTAAGTTTCTGGGGGATGATTCAAGGTGATACTTCAGACATTAACTCACCAGCTGATGCTTCAGTCACGCCTTCTAAGATTGCTAATAGTGGGGATTTTGCTTTTCCGGCTGACGTTAGATTTAAAGATGCAGATGCCTCACATTATGTAGGTTTACAAGCACCATCTACTGTAAGTAGTAATTTAGTTTGGACATTACCTGCGGCGGATGGCTCGGCTAATCAAGTACTTAAAACAGATGGATCAGGGGCATTAGGGTGGGCTTCTGATGCTAATGCACCGGAAGGTACAGCTGTATTGTCTACTGGTGAAACTGGAACGACTAAATATTTAAGAGTAGATGGAGATAATACTTGTTCTTGGCAACTCGCAGTCGATGCAACAAAGATGCCTCTTGCTGGTGGTACGTTCACAGGAGATGTCACATTTACAGGTGATAGCAGTAATGGGTTATGGGATAAGTCAGCGAATGCGTTTGTTGCAAACTTAACTGGTACGGCCTCTGGAAATGCTGTTCTAACAGGTTCGACTAATAATACCATTACTACGGTTACCGGAGCCGATGCAATTCAAGGAGAGGCCAATCTTACTTTTGATGGTAATAATTTAACTCAAACTATTGATGCAGATGGTGAAGGAATTGTTATTACAGGAGGATCATCAAATATTAAGGCGATGCTTACTGGTAATACAAATAGATCCTCCGCTAATAACACTATATTTGGAGTAAGTGGAAAATGGAATAGTACCGAAGTAGGTAGGATTGCTTTTGAGGCTGGTGCTGATACAACCAATAAAGATGATGGACATATAAATTTTTATACAACTCCTTCTGGTGGAAGTCTTACATCAAGATTTGATATACAAGCTGATGGTAATGTAAAAATAGCTGACGGTGATCTAGTAATAGGAACGTCTGGTCACGGTATTGACTTTAGTGCTAACTCTCACGCTGGAGGTATGACAAGTGAGACGTTGGACGCGTATGAAGAAGGAACATTTACACCTACATACGTATTTCATAGTAGTACAGGAACATTTGGGTATAGTACTCAGACTGGTACATACACCAAAATAGGTAATAGGGTTTTCTTTTCAGTAGTTATCATTGCAAGTTCACATAGTGGTACAAGTACTGGAAACCTTATGTTAGCTGGTTTACCTTATGCAGTACCTTCGACAACACCTATTCCCGGTAGTTGTTTCTTTATTATTGGTGGTAATTTTACTACAGATTATGGTGTTGCTCTACAAACAAATCAAAGTGAGAGAATAGAATTCTATAGACAAGTACAAAGCACAGGTGCTAATTATTCTCCTGTAGACGCTTCTGAGGTAAGTTTAGGTAGTTTATATATAAAATGCCAAGGACAATATCTAACCTAACATCTTAGACCGTCGCTAAGTCTCTAAACTAAGCCATAAACCTGTTTCGTTCGGAGAACGTCCCTAAATGGCAATCACAAAAACAACTGAAAACGACAAAATAGAGGTCGTTTCAAAATGGAACATACAAGTTAGAACTGCAACCGTTATCAAAGAAGATGGCACAGAACTGACTCGTTCATTCCATAGAAAGGTACTTACACCTGGAACACTTAAAGGTGGTTCAGGATCTGATAAAGATGATCTAGTAGCTACTGATCTATCTGGAGAAGATGCAGATGTTCAGGCAATCTGTAATGCAGCTTGGACTAGTCAAGTGAAGACAGATTTTACTGCCTTCCTTGTAGCCAATAAAGCTGCTGAATAGATTACCAGATTCCTGGAATAATTTGCCCTGTGAAGGCATAGGTTCCTAGAGCTGCAAAAATACCAATCATTGCCCAACGGCCATTAGCCTTTTCTGCTGCTTCAATGTAGGAGGATTCTCCTTCCATTACAGCGATTTGAGGCTCTTTGCCGAATATATTCTGGCGTCCACCAGATTCATTAGTAACTGTCATTTGTAGTAGAGAAATTGACTCTTCTATATTACATGAAGTTTTGTTAAGTTTGAGTATAAATACCTATTACTATATCTTATAAAATGTATATTTCAAAAATAACTCTTCGCCTTTTTTTATAGTTTTGATAGTTCTTATAAAGTAGAAATCATCCTCACAATATTTCAGGCAATTAGGTTCATCAGAATGATTTATAAATCCACCTAAAGGTGTTCTATATATCAGCTCATCTATGACGATATGAGACATACCTAAGTAGGTTCCGGAAGGGATCTCCTCCTTAGCGAAAAGACCTTGACCTGCTATGGGGCTGTCTTGTATATGTAGACTTTCTGGTAGTGCTTGATAGCTCATAAAAATACCCTACTAAAGAAGATTAGCAGGGCACCTTTTGTTTTTTAAAGTTTGATTAGAACTTATATTTGGCTCCTAACTTAGTTCCCCAAGAAGAGTCATCTGAAGTGTCTGAATCAGCAGTTAGTAGTGATACTTCACCGTAGAAGTTTAGCTTTTCAGTAGCGTCAACATTGGCGCCAACCTTACCAGAGAATCTCCAGTCGCTATCAACACCATCAGCAGCAACGATTGCTGGACCACCTTGAACATAATATCCAAAACCTTCATTACCACCTTCATACCCTACGTGCAGGTCGGTAGTTGTGTTTGTATAATTGCTCCCACTATATGAGGAGTTGGCTTCAGTATTAACATAAAGTCCACCAGCAAAAGCAGCAGGGGCAGCTATAGAAGCAGCAGCTGCAAGCATTAAAGGTTTAATCATTGTTTTTTTGATCAAAAAATTTTAAGATACTGCTACGCTAACATCCCAAAACCCAGATGTAGGAAGGGTTTTGCTTATGCCAATTTATTTTCTGGCAGTATGGTAGGAGCATCCTCATGTTTCTGATCTGATTTTCTGACGGCTAAACCTTTGATAAAAGGTCGTCCCTGCTTGGTGAAATGGCTTATATTTTTCATATCTAATTGGTTCTTACAGCAGTCAAGCAGTAGTGCAATAAAACGTTTTTGACCTACCGGTTTTGATCCTGTGTCCTCACAGTAAGAGCAATAGCTTGCATAGAGATGATAGCTACTATTGCAATAACGCTCCTTAGCATCTTTCGCAGCTGGTATTTTTTTACCAACGGAAGAAACGACGTCAGGATTGTGAATTACTTCAGACTGGAGCCATTCAATTAGGTTGTTGCTATTGAGAAGAATCTCATTACGAACTCTCTTTAATGAATGTACTTTTTCGTAGGTATCGAGGAGATATTCGCGCATCGATTCGGTCTTCATTTCCAAAACCCAGTTAACTAATCCTGGTAAATAGTTCTTCCATAAGCCTTTTACAACACCACTTTCGAGTTTGATCATCTCTTTGGCTTCAGAATTTTTATCCCATAATGACCGGTTAAACTCGACAGTTAGGCGGCGACGTGTCAGGCCAGAAGTGTTGTCGGTTGTCTGGATTGGTTCATTGGCGCAGACCATAACCATGCCTGTATAGACGAAAGGTTCACCAACATTTTTATTTTTTTCTTCAAATCTTAGATTGTCTCCTCCAGTTAGAGCTTTGAAAATTTGAGCTGATCCTCCATAACGTTCTGAGTCATTAATTAGAGTTAGCCGCTTACCTTTAATGGATGCAACTTCGAAACGACTTTGCTCTAGCTGATTCAATGTTGTACTGGCATAGTTACCATTTCCAACGAGTGCACAGCATAAATTGGCGAAGGTTGACTTTCCTCTACCACCTGGACCTATGACTTCTAAGAATCGTTGTAGCTCATGCCCCTGACCGATCAGGCATGCCTTTAACCAAGCTCGTAGAACTTGTACCCTTTCTTCATCTCCGAACTGTGTACGCTTCAACCAGTCGATGATGGGACCGGGGGTTGCATTTGGATCATAGTCAAAATCTAATCCCCAAGTTAGGTAATGTTCGGCGTTGTGCTCGAGAAATTCTCCAGTACTTACTTCGAGTACTCCATTACGGAAGGCGAGACGATCATCATCGTCATCCCAGTAGGTGTGAGTGATATAAGCCTGTGTCAGATTAACTACATCGTTGAGTAAATGAGATGTAAAACCACCTGGGGTAGGGATATTTTCCCTTAAAAAGAGGTCCTGTACGAAGTGTTTGTATTCTTGTCGATAGTCTTCACGTCTCCATGTTCCTTTACTGTTCTGATAGAACATGAAGGTGTCGAATTTAGGGTCATAGCGCCAACCACATTCGATCACCATTCCAGTAACGAATTCGGCTAGTTCGGAGGCGGGTGGTGTCTTTGGTTTTCTTCTACCTTTGACAGCTTGTTCTATCTCTGAGACATCTTCTTTCGTTGGCGTACCAATTATTTCTTTTAGTGCGGTGTTTAAATCTTGGATCTGTTTTTTCTGTGGAGTTCCTTTCTCCTTAAAGAGAGCTTTAGCGCGTTGAGCTAATACTTCAGGGGAAGATTCGACAACAAAGCCACCAAATTCAACGAATCCATCTTCTTTAGCTTTTGCTCTGAGTGTTTGTAGTCCTGCACCTCCTTCTGGGTTTGGTCCACCAGGCATTCTCTCAAAAGTTTCCCATTTTTGTTCACAGACACCGACTTCAAAGTTAGGTGCCTCAGAAGACCATTCGACCCATTCTGCTAATAAGGTTTCATCAATTTGATGTAGGGCAGCTCCTACAGTTATCCATTCTTCATAGTCAATTGCTCGTTCTGGTTTGAGGTGGTCCAGATAGACTTTAGTTTCAGCTAGTAAGTCCTCTTTCTGATATTCAGATCCGTCTTCATAGCTGATATTAACTTGTTGAGTAACAACGCCAGATGATGGAGTTTTGCGATACTTATTAGTTGGGAAACTCTTAGCAATTGCTTGATATAGCCATTCTGGTAGTTCAGGAGGATTCTTTGCATGTTCAAATCCACCATTAGTAGTAGTGTGATAGCCCTCTGTATCAGGGTGACTACCCATAATTGCTCCCTGACGAGAGCGGAAGAGTATTTCGAATGCTGGAATATCAATCTTAATAGTTGCTTTATCTGGTAATAAGCGAATCTTTGAAGATGGAATGCTATATAGCATCCTCTGACGTCCTGGTTTTCCAGATGAGATTGTTAAGGTTGGAGGAAATATTGCATCTAATGGAGCCCCACCTAATTTTTCAAGTTCAGGGATAGCTTCAGGTCCATCTATATCAATCCAAATAAGACCGCCTTCATTAGAGCATTGACCGCTAATTAGACCTACACCAGTTGCATTTCCGGCTTCTAGTTCTTGTTTTATGCGCTCTACAGAGTAAGGATGGGACGTCCAGCCAGCTATATAAGCTCTCTTATCTTTTAAAGGAGTCAACGGCCAATGAGCCGGAATCAGGTCGAGATTGATCTCTCCTGGCTTTAAATTGCTATCAGGTTTTTGCGGATCTGGTGAGGCGATTGGCACTTTGTCGTTCTTCGTATATTAGGTAATTACACCAGCAGTAGCGTAGCTCTTTTTCGCCGATGCGCTAGGTGTGCTGCATCACTAATTTATAGGGAGTGCATTTATCCTTCAATTTTAGGCGGCATCTCCATCTATTCCTTCCATTTCAACTTTTGCTGCTTCTTGAGCTGGAAGGATCTCGTTGTAGTACTTGTTGACTGCCTCAAGCCACTTTTGTTTGTATTTTTCGATCGTTGTGTTTTGGATTACAAATACTTGACTGCTATCTCGTGTTGCAACGAACGTCATACACAATTCAGGTTTAAAACCAATGGTGTGTTCTAGGGCTAATGCATAAGCTGCAAGTTGTAATTGACACTTTGTATATTTCATAAATCCTGCTCGTCTCTTCCCATACTCTGCTTTAGGAGTATCGGATCCTGGCCATCTGGAGTAGTACGGCCCATTACTTGTTTTCAAATCTCCGAGTACTAATTGACCCTTATATTCAGCGACAATATCGGGTGCACCTGCCCATCCTTGTTTTTGCTCTTCATCCATCCCTGGATGCCATACACGGGAGATTCCATCGCCTCCCATTGTCCAACCATAGTCATCAGGTTTAACAGGATTCTCTGCCCATATAACGTTCTCTAATTTATCAAGATTATCTGATAGTCCATCCCAAAATTCTGCAATTTCTGGATTATCAATTTGAGGATTTTTTTCAACGCCTAATAAATATTCTTCCATGAGCGAGTGAACTTTTGTTCCTCTAGCTGCAGCTGCTTCTCTTCCACCAGGATTCTTTTTAGCCCATCTTTCTAAGGCTGCTTTACTTCCAGAGGTAGCTGAAAGAATTGTAGTAACAGAAGGTAGTGCTCCATAGGGAGTTTTGTAGTGTCTTGACCCACCAATTGTTACTCGAGTGTCTCCTTTGGAGCGATAATCCAAATCATTACTAGACACGTCGCTCGATATATAGATCTAAAGGAGAATAACCCTCCTAAATCTTGGCTATCTTCTATGCTCTATACATATCCTCTTCAAGTTGTAAATCAACTAGATGTTCTTTAGCTTCTTCTATGTTGTTAAAGAATTTACAGATACCTGTGTAGCAACTTAGATATCTCTCGAATGTTGTCTTTCCGCCTGTTAAAGGATAGCTATGAACTGTACCTCCTTTAGGGGTTGTTAGTAGTAGTTGTGGCATGTCATTCATCAGTCATGCTCCACTTCTGGTGGTCTTTCTTTTGGACCTTCTTTCGGTCCTTCTACAAAGCAGTTTTCAATGTTTTGGGCAAATTGCATACTTTGAAATTGTCCTACGTGTGCTTGTATTCTTGCATGGATGTCAAATGCTGACTTAATAGCGTCTTCTGGACTAATCATTAGCTTTGAGTTAGCAAGTAGACCGGAAGTTAAGATCGTGATTGCTAATTCCTGAGAATTAATGGTGAAAGCACGGAGAGATTTACCATTATCAGTGAAGGATGATACTAAAAAATCTAGGTGTTCCAGATTTGGATCAGGGGTGGCATGTTCGGGCATAATTAGTCTTCTAAATTGCGAATGTGATATAGAGCGATGGTACTTCTTCTAATTACAGGGGTTAAGAGTCCTTCGTCTTTAAGGGCATGGATTCGACGTTGAATAGTCCTGTGATTGCGACCAAATTTTTTAACTACTTCCGTTATAGGTATGAGCACTAAGTGATTCCCTTCGAAATCAGTGGATACTTCTAGGAGGTAGGTATGGATATCCTTGGCCAGATCATCCATGAGATTTGCCATCATTTTTTTCTCGTGTATTTTTGATTCTACGGTTGTCTTACTCTTCTTCTTCTGAACGTTGCTGGTACTTCAGTACGTTATTTTTAGCTGTTTGAAGATCCATGGTCCAACAGTCTTCCCAGTCATAGACTTTGCTGGGATATTTAAAGAGGACGTGGCCTGTGTTTCCATGTTTTAAACTTTTTATTTCGTAATCAGAGAATATTACTGAATCGAGGATTTCCGATGGTCCTCCTCGATAGCGGAGTTTTTTCGAATGTCTCACTGTTGAGCTGCAACAACAAGACTACAATATCTGGCCTAATCTTTACCGGTCGTAGAGATCATACTGATCTTCAAGACTTCTGTTTGACTGAGCCATTTTGATGGCTTTTTGACTAGGTCTATTAGGTGGAGTCAGATCCCACTTAGACTTTTCGTTTTTCTTTTTTGCAGAGTTCTCGATGAGGTCGTGCATTCTTTTCCTATGCGGTTCCATTGATTTTAGTAACAGTGAATGTGTAATCACCTTTAGGTTTTTTGTATCTTTATTAATAATATGGGATTGATACAAGTTGCCAATTATTTCTTTACACTCCTTTTTTTATTCTCTTTCTCAAGCCATAAATAAGTGAGACTCTTTGGACTAGACGTGAGGATTCTGGTGCTTCTTTTGGATGATTTGATAGGACTTTTCGGATTTGATCTCGGTCTGGAAGTTCCTCTTGTTTTTGATCAAGTATTGAATTATCGATCGCTCTGGAGATTACGGTTCTTTTGTAGAGGCTATATTTTTCTTTCTCGGTACGAGACCATTTATCGAAGTTGTCTACGAGTTTTGATTTGACTGGTCTGATTGTTGCTTGATACTTGCTTCCAGTAGGTTTTGAGCTTATTAATTGTCTTTCATATGCCATTTTAATAATGTTAATAACATTCTTTCTTTTCTTTTTCCAGTACTCATAGGTATTTTTGATCTCCCGAGATTCCTTTTCTAGTTGATCTAAGCATTTATCACATTCTTTAATAACACCAATAATGGCGTCAAATTTCGACTCTTCTCGAGATTTTAGAGCTTGCCAGACTTCTTCTAGCTCAGCTTTTTCTTCTTCATTTAGGTCCGGTAGTTCTAATAGGTAGTCAATTTGTTTGCCCTGTTCTAAAAGCTGTAGATAGGAGACTGGATCTGCCATCTATTTTCCTTGACCTCTATACTTCTTTTTACCTTTCCATGCATAGGAGCCTCTTTTACGTCTACCATTTCCGATAGAGGTTTTTTTAGGTACACTATCTGAGACTTTCTTAAGCATTCTTTACTAAAAGATGTGCATTAATCTTAGAGTTTGTTCGGGGTATGTCAATAACCTTAGGTAGACTTAGTAATAGGTCTTTTATTTATGGCATCTTTTCAGCTAATAGAACTTTCCTTTGAGCCCATCGATTTCGAACCTACTTTGGAAGATGAGTTCACTATGAAAGCAGTCTCAAATGAGATTGAAGCGGTGGAAGATATTGAACATTTACGTACTGGCGCAATGAATTTATTAAAGATTTCAATGCATCGTCAGGCTGTTATCCGTGGCCTCTGTAGGAGGTTGGCAGAGCTAGAAACTAAGGGCGTTACTACAACACAACATAGAGATTGAATCCAAAAAAACAGCATAAAAAATTGGTCAGATTAACGACCAAAGCAGAGTTATGTCTTTCTAGGAAAGAAGCAAAGAAGATTATTAGTAAAGCCGATAAGGCTCAATCTAAGTTATCTTCCTCAGTTAATCCTTGAAGCGAAAGTCCAATTAAGCTCACGATCAAGACAGCAGCCCCTGCTCCTATGGATAGGAACAGAAGCTTTGTCATGACAACGTATAGAGTTGTTTCTTGAAGCATTTACTTCAGGCCACCAGCGAGTGCACCGGTTTCGTCTCGTTCTCCTATGGATGGAGCAAGGATTGCTACAGTCCCTTGAGGTTGTAATGCTGGAACTCCATCAGCAATTCCATAAGCACCTGCAAGTTTTGCAGCTTCTTGTGCACTATGCTTATTAATATAATCGCTTAGAAAATCATCTTTTTGTTGTTGCCAAGCTAACTCCCAATCTTTTTTATGAAGAGTATATTTAAATACCTCTTGTTCTGCTGATTTTCTATCTGTATATTCAGGAGTCAATACACTTTCAACGCCAGCATAAGAATATGTTTTTCCAGTTAGCTCATTTGTATCTTTGATAATTTTAAATCTAGGGCAAAAAGCATAGATAACGTGTGCTTCTTTGGAGAATTTTGCTGCAGCTCCTAGATCTTGTGCTCTGCTCATACATTTATCCATGTTGTTATAGAATTTTGTTAGAGATTCGCTAACACTGCGACTTACTGAAGGACTAAGTGTTAGAACAATAGGAACTTCATGTGCTAATTCATTCTCTTTGGTAAGAATGTTAACTAGATATTTCCGTCTAGTACTATATTTTGATTGTCTTGGATTGGGTTTTGCGTTAGCAGCTGCAATTTTCTCTGCGTTAAATGCGTCTTTTATAGGCTCCATACTGAGATCACCGACGGTAATATTCATGCTTCTCCCCTTATTGTTTTTAATAGAATTATCAATTACGAGTATTCCAGAGGCATGAATAATTTGGAGACGTGGAGCAACAAAGCAATGCATTGTTTCTCTATCTCCTCCGTCGAAAATATGTACACGATTCCAATGAACCGTATTTTCTTCAAAATCGTCTTCTTTAGCAGTCCATTTACATCCTTTTAGATCTGATTCTCTAATAGCAAGATAAGCAAGGTCGTCTCTTGTATCATAAAGAGGCTGTAATGTTCCTAGACCTTGGATACCTTCTCTGTATTCTGGACTATTGAACATTGCAAAGTCGTCAAAACTGCGTGTTTCAAGAGAAGAGTTGTTTTTAGTTGTTTTAGCTGGGGTCATTGCTTGGATGATTAGTGTTTGTTAAAAGGATAGCGATGTTTGGGATTTTTAGAAAGGGATATCATCCTTAGGAGGATTTTTAATATCCACAGGTTTTGCAATTGCTTGTTGATGAGGTGAGTCAAAAATCTCAGCCTTATCAAAGGATGCAATTGGTGGATTCTTTTCTTCAGTCTTTTGATTCTTACCAAAGAAGGAATACTGAGCAGATCTAACTCTGATTTTGTAGTTAGTTCTTACATTGCCTTCTTTGTCAGTCCAATGATCAAATTTAAGAGTTCCTCCTAAGGACATTTGTCTACCTACAAAGAGGAATTTCTTCATACGTCCTGCATCGTCACCCCAGCTTTCAATACGGAAGCCAAGACTGTCTTGCCAATCATGCTTAAGGGTTTTCTGTTTAGGAGCTTGGCACATTAAGCCAAAGTTAAAGCAGTCTTCTCTGCGTTGTTCTCCTATAAAACCAACTCCACCTGCTAGGTGAACATGATTCAGAGTTGTGCCTTCTTTGATTATCTGTAGAGGCTGAACTGGGACGATATACATCTTTTGATCTTCATTCGGATAAAGACGTCCATTTATTAGTACGTTTAAACCTTCTGTGAAGGCACCCGGAGCACAGCTATCTCCAGCTGCATAACTAGGGATAACGAAGATCGGTATTATAGGAGTTTTTCCAGTACTTGGAATTTCAAAGCGCAGTGTTCGTAGACCTGACTCCATTGCGGAATCTCCGGTGTACTTGGCGCATGCATTAATAATGTTCATAGTTAGGCAACTAGGTCAAATTTTTTTTCTAATCGAGATTGGAACTCTCTCAAGATTGCTTCAATGTTGAAGTTTGCATGATCTCGCAGATCTAGAAAACCTTCTTGGAGCGAGTTTAATTCTTCATCAGACATTTCGGAGAGTGAGTGGTGCTTTTTGGTTCGTGGTGGCATGAGATATTTTTGTTCATAAGGACTGTACTTGGATAATCTAAAATAAACAAGAGATATTAATTAAAAAAATAATGACTGAAGGATTTAACAGGGTTGCATCTCTTTTAGACCGATTACCAGGGATGGAGGATGACAAATGGGGAAAGGTAGGACCGATTGGTACTGCACCAATTAGGAAAAGTGAAATGGAAGGTGTAGAGCCAATTGGTGTTGCACCTTTCGGTGAACGCAAGCTTCAACCAGCACATCCGGGTTTTGGATCGAACTCGATTGTAGCTCCTCAGCCATTGCCTCTTCCTTACCCCCGTCGTAAACCTGAAGGATTTCCACCTATAGGTAAAGATGGGGGTGAATGGAAAATGGAATGTCGACAGGTACCTTCATCAGGACCTTGGGGAAGAGCCCCTGGAAGAACACCTGACTTTAATCCAAGACTACCTGATTATGGTGGAGTGTTTAATCCAACGTTTAATAATGTCCAATCCAATTACTGATTGGTTCTTTAGAGGGCAGAATACACGTATTCCCAATGAGGCTGCTGCTAGTTTAGGCGAGCTTTTTAGGGATGATTGGGCTCAAAGAGGTAAGTTTGGAAAAGATGGATCTCAAGGTGGTTGGGATTTTACAAGAGGATTTAGACCTGGGGTATCCGCTGATGAAGGAGGATTTACATCCGGCCCAACTCCATTAGCTCGTCAAGCTGTTTTGCGAAGTTTAAATGCTGTACTTGGTCAAAATAATCCTTTAACTGATCACCCTGATCTACCACCTGGTGAAGACGATAATAGGTTTTCTTAAATTCTCGGGATTCTATTTAAGGCTGGTGCTAAATCTCTTTCTACAATTGTCTTAGTTTTCTCTGCAATATCGTCCAAGATATTAACGTCAATATCCATGAATGGTGGAATGATACCAAGTATGCGAAGTAGTCCATCAACAAATAGTGCTAAACAAATAAATCCCAAAATCATACTAATAATAGTGGCCTTGAAATTATGCTCTGCCATTGAAGCTTCATCAATTGCTCTAGCTTCTTCAAGAGCAGCTGCAACCATGGCATCTACTTCACCTTTGGTGTAAAAGTCACCTATAAAAGGTATGTCGTGCTTGTCCATATTATTTCTTTATATTTTTTTGAGAACTTTTACTCATGACTTTTTTACCTCTTTAACGATAAAGTGTTGAGATGAACACACATGATCCAGTCGAAACTTACTTTGAATGCATTTCTCATTGTTACATAGACGATGAGGAAGAAAAATGTCTCAACGTTTGCGTGGAGCGTCTGAAGGAGGATCAAATCGGAGTACACCCTGTTTGATTGTCTCTGACATTTCTCTATAGCCAGTTCCAACATAAATTTGTCCAGCTACTACGGAAGCTGACATAATGCTCCAAAAGATGTAGTACCAAGAAGATTTGACTTGGTGCTTCTTTTTTTTCATTAGTGAGTCTCCATCCAATTTTTACCTTCTTTAGCTTCACCAGTTAGAGGGCATTTCAAGTTGTAATACTCTCCAGCTTTACGGAATGAGTCAATCGCTAAGCTTTTATAAAGGTCTTCAAACTGGGGCTTAACAAGAGATTGAATCTCATCATGGATGTGAGCAACAAAGGCAAAGTGACAAGCCCATCTTAAACCGGCTTCGTACAAATCTTTGTATAGGATACATGTAGCTTTTTTAACTGCAATAGCACCGGTTGATTGCAATAACTGGTTTAATGCGGAATGTCGTGATCTGATTTGTAGATGTCTACCATCTATCCCAGTTAAATATCCTCGTTGTGTGACACGTTCATCAACTTTGTCTTTTAGTTGTTTAATAGCAGGAAGATTTTTATAGAAAGTATTGATAGTTTCATAACCTAATTCTTTTTGTTTATGTTCACTTAAAGAGACATCTAATATAGAACCTAACTTCTGGGCCCCGGCTCCATAAAGTACCGCATAAATCATAGTCTTCGCAAGCTCTCTCGTCTTTTTATCTATTTTTCCTTTACCATCAAATATGCCAAATAGTTTTGCATTATGGGTATGAATATCAAAGTCATCAGTACTAACTAACTTCGCATATTCTCCTTCATCAAAGTAAGCTAATTGGGCACCTAGACCACGCAGTTCTAAACCACTAGCATCGGCTCCTATTAGTAGCCAACCTGGTGTTGCATAGAATAGGGCTCTACATTCTGCGCCATATTGGTGACCAACTCTCGGAATTTGAGCCATATTGGGACCTCGATGGCTACATCTACCGCTGACACAGGCATTTGTAATAACTGATCCATGTATTCGTCCATCTTTATATTTTTGACTATGCTTCAACCATGCTTCCTTGCCTTCTGCAATTTGGCCTAATCTTTTGTTGAGTAATTGATATTCAGCTAGAAGAGCAGCTTCTGGATATTTTTTACCCAAGATCTCCAAGACGTCATCATCGACCTTAACATTCCCTTTTTCCGTCTTGTTGAATCGTATCTCAGGGTATTTCTCCCGTAGTCGCTCGGCAGTCTGCTTCCTTGAAGCGGGATTAAACGTTGTGACTTTGTCCTTAAGTCGCTTCCCCGTTTTCGTCGAAATACGTTCTTCCGTAATGGGAGGGAAAACCTTTTGTAGCTGTTCATCAATCTCCGTATGTCGTGTTTTAAGAGTGTTAACCAGAGCGAACGCTGCCTTTTCGTCAAAAGGAAATCCATAATCCTCTTGCAAGGTCATAAGGATGGCGAAGGAGTGTTCTAGCTCGTAGCATCGTGGGTCTAGTTCCTGAGCGTTGAGGTAATTGTAGAGTTCTAATGAGACTAGGGTGTCATTTTCACAATACGTTTGCATTTCAGGAGTCCACTTATCCCACTTGTCAGCTCCAGCCTCTACTGGAAAATCAGATTTATTGACATTCAGTCTTGCACCCCATGCACCTAGAGAATGCTTACCTTTATATTTAGCTTCAATATGAGAGAACTTTTGCTCATCTACTGGCTCTAATTCAGGCCATAGAACACGACTCATGATGAGAGTGTCACAGATCTGGGAACCCTTCTTCTTAGTCAGATGTGGATAGACCTTAGCTAATGCTCTGAAGTCAAAATTGATTATATTGTGACCAATAAGTAAATCTGCCTGAGAAATCAGGTGAATACCATTAACAATTGGTTCATAGCCTTCCTCGTTAGAGCAGCTATAAACATGGCCTGTGTCAATATCTCTGAGCACAAGGCTGTGTACTTTATCCAACTGATGGACTAGACCGTTGGTCTCACAGTCCAGTACTAATCTCAACATGGATCAATAGGAATACTTATAAAGTCTTGCGATATTCACTATATCAAGATCTTCGATTAAGCCAAGCTTTTTGAATTTTTCGTTTATGCTTTTAATAGCAGTTAAGTTTGGTAGGCACAAGGCTCTATTCAAGCCATTTGTTTCTTTCAACTCAATAAGTTCTACACTTTTCCCATCTTCAGAGATGCATAGAACTTTGTCACATTCGGGAGTGCATAAGACGTATCCTGTATGCATGGTTCAATCCTTGATCGAATCGGCATCAGGTATAGCCCGCATTAAGAAGATATCTAATGCAATGTGAACAAGAAGCGGTACCATTTTAAATGCTTCTGGAGGTAATCCTCCAAAGAGAGCACTTAGTTTGTCACTTAAATCAGTCCTGTGAAGTTCTTCAAATTCGACTGATAGCATGTTTGCCACATTAAGAAAGAAATCTGCAGGTTCCTCATCTTGATGTTTTAGTTGCTCAACTATTTCCCAGAGCTTAGGATCTGATTGAATCAGTTTTAGTAATTCTTCCACGATGACTTATCGAGTACGCCGCAAGTTTACAAGTTCTACATTTTATATTGATGATCAAATCTGCAAAATCTGGTTTGATCCTGAGAGAGAATATCGAAAAGGCTATTGGTTTTGGAAGGTTGGTTTTGCTGTTGGTAAATCTAAACGTCAATTAAATGATTGGTTTAATGAAAGAAATAATAAAAGGACTCGTCATATTCATAAGAAGATAACTGGCCGAACTGGTATGAAAGCTATTCGTAAAGGCTTTCAAGAAGTATTGAAATTACGCTGGATTGTTCAACCAGGAGACTGTATAGAGCTGGATTGCACATCCGGAGATCCTGAGAGGCAGTTTCATGCTTGGAGCCGCTGGCATAGATATCATCCCGAATGGGTTATTAATTATGAGAAGAAAATCTTTTATTGGTATCGTCCTCCTTATTACGATGACACAATTTGGAAGTCATTTAATATAGTTCCTATTACACCAGTTGATTGGGCAGCTAACACTGCTGGCGATGCTTATTTCAATTGTTTTCGTGCTTATCCTAAAGGAGGGGAATTATCCATGGAGCAAACTCTTGAGTTAGTTGGTCAGGTACTTCCTAGTTAAAATGACTTTTGATAATTACAGATCTATCGATCTATATCCACATAAGTGTGGAGTTAATCCCATTGCTCATGGATATCTAAGTAAGTACAAACCTTGGTATTTTGATGGTAAATCAGTTTGGTGGGGCAGGAGTTATGAATTACGTAGTGAGGCTGAAGAAGCCGCATTAGTTTTGAAAGACAAGGTATAGCAAGTTTAATATATCCGGTGGGCCGCAGAAGAACAGTGTCAGGCCCTGGGGGGAGGTGTAGTTTTTACTGTTTCCTGCACCTAGCGAACGAGAGCCTTGCCGAGAGACAGCGGTGGGGCTACTCCCCTTCAATATCTTAAGATTTTCTTTACATTTAATGTATCCGCATAAACTGTATCAATGACTACTAAATAGTTATAATTAACTTATCTACACACGGAGAAAACCATGAGGCGTCTTACTTATCGCGGCATCGGATACCAGAAACCTGAAGTTCTAGTTGATAGAAAGACTGTTTCGGATGAAAAGCATACTTATCGTGGAATTAAATTTCACTATGAAGCTATGAAGAAAAAAGTAGTTGCTTAAATTAAGCGATTGATATAAGCTTTTTCTGGGTTACTGCTCTGCCCAAAAAACATTAAAGCCTCACTGTCATAGGTGGGGCTTTTTTGATGTTTTGCTTTAAACTAAGTTAGTTATTTTTTTGTTATGGATTACCCCTTTTTAGAAACATTAGAGGGGAATTGGCAAGATATTAAGCAGGAGCTTGATGATCTTTTATTTGATGAGGTTGATAAGGACGAAGACTACTTTCAACCGTGGCCAGAGAAGAATCTTTACTTAGGTACTTGGGATGTTTTTGGTTTATATAATTGGGACGAGAAATGCGAAGAGAACTGTGAGAGATGTCCTAAAACTACTGCATTAGTTGAAGAGATTCCAGGCTTAAAGACTGCTGGTTTTTCAGCACTAGCACCTCATTCTCATATAAAACCTCATCAAGGATATTTAGATAATCCTGTTTTACGTGGGCATTTGGGTTTAATTACACCAAAGAACACTAGGACTTGTTGGCTCCGAGTAGATGAGACTACACACTATTGGGAACCTGGTAAAGCTTTTGTATTTGACGACCACTTATGGCACGAGGCTCATAATGAAGGTAACACTTGGCGCTTTATCTTATTGTTTGATTTTTTACGCTCATAATTTTTTCTTTAGTTTCATTTTGTCCAAGGAGGATTTTTTTTATGAGTTCATCTCTCTTGTGTCTGTTTTCAGGTTGAGAATAAAAGCTGTCTTGATAAATTTCTTTTATTGTCTCCTGATTATTGTCATGGGTCATCTGTCTCGCGTTTGAATTAGTGGTTCACGGACTAGATAGAACTATTGCGGCTGTTAAAAATACTTTAGGTTCATAAGCTTATCTAGCCCATGTAGACTTATGCTAAGCCATCTAACAGGCTTAATGATCTCTTAATTAATCATTATCATGGGCACAGCCATTCAGCAGCGGGAGCAAGAATCCGCGCTGCTACAGGGATGGCCGCAGTTCACTGATTGGGTTACATCTACAAACAACCGTCTCTACGTGGGATGGTTTGGTGTATTAATGATTCCCTGTCTTTTGACGGCGGCAACCTGTTTTATTATTGCTTTTATAGCTGCTCCTCCTGTTGATATTGACGGGATTCGTGAACCAGTCGCAGGATCTCTTCTCTATGGAAACAACATCATCTCAGGAGCAATCGTACCAAGCTCGAACGCCATCGGCATGCATTTTTACCCAATATGGGAAGCTGCGTCGCTTGATGAGTGGCTCTACAACGGAGGGCCTTATCAACTCGTCATCTTCCACTTCCTCATTGGTATCGCTGCTTACATGGGACGACAATGGGAACTTAGCTATAGATTAGGAATGCGCCCTTGGATTTGTGTTGCTTATTCAGCACCAGTCTCAGCCGCATTTGCAATCTTCTTAATTTATCCGTTTGGTCAGGGAAGTTTTTCTGACGGTATGCCTCTAGGTATATCCGGTACATTTAACTTTATGTTTGTCTTTCAGGCAGAACATAATATTCTTATGCATCCATTCCACATGTTGGGTGTAATAGGCATGTTTGGTGGGGCTTTGTTTTCCGCTATGCATGGTTCTTTGGTCACTTCTTCCATTATTCGAGAGACTACAGATTCTGAGTCTCAAAATTATGGATATAAGTTTGGCCAAGAGGAAGAAACTTATAACATCGTTGCAGCGCACGGTTATTTTGGACGTTTAATCTTCCAATATGCCAGCTTCAACAACAGCCGGTCTCTTCACTTCTTCCTCGCTGCGTTTCCTGTTGTATGCGTTTGGTTCACTTCAATGGGAGTTTCAACTATGGCGTTCAATTTGAATGGTTTTAATTTTAACCAGTCAATTGTTTCTGCCGATGGAAAAGTGGTACCTACTTGGGCAGATGTTCTTAACCGAGCAAACCTAGGTATGGAAGTTATGCACGAGCGTAATGCTCACAACTTCCCACTTGATTTAGCAGCTGCTGAGACATCTGAAGTTGCGCTTATTGCTCCGGCAATAGGTTGACCTCTTTAGAGTTACTCGGCTAAATTAAACAAGGTGCATGGTTTTACCGTGTGCGTGTGTGCAAGATCTAGACCTGGGGGTGGTTCCTCAGGTCTTTTCTTATGGTTATTACAAGTAGAATTAAAGAAAATATTTTTAATTTTCAAATGTCATATCAATATCAAGACGCTCAAGGTAATCCTTATGTGAGAGGCTGGGGAAATGACTTTACTGATGCGGAGAAGCAGAAATACAAGATTGGGCAATATAGAGAGGATTTACCCACTACTATGACTGGTGATACTAATCCTAATAGAATACCTTTTCCTGGTCCTGGTTTTGGTACAGGTGTAATGACCCAAGGTCCTGCTGGTCAGCAGCAAGCACCACGTCCAGAAGGATTTCAGAGAGTTGCTACTGGGATAGCTGATTGGTTAACTGGTAATAACTGGGACTTTGACCAACGTGGAACAGGTGCAAAATTTTTAAATGAGATTACTAAAGTAGGTAAGGATCCAAATGGCAATACATTTTCAGAGAATGTTCCTAATATGGCTCCTCTTCCTGAGCTTGGAATTGATCCACTTGATATTTTAATGCAGGTTCCTGCACCTGGACAAGGAACAGGTGGTGGAAAACGTTATAACCCATATGAAGGACAAACGATCACACTTCCAGATGGAAGAGTAGTTGAAAGGACTCCTGAGAACTCAGTACCTGGACCTTAATAATGGCAAGTCCGTTAGAGTTTTTAAAAAATAAAGCGAAGGATGTAGCAGCGGCTGGTCTTAATAAATTACCAGATCGTGGTAATCTTTTTCTTCGTTATATGACTGGTTTAGGGGATAGAAATTTAGATTTAGATGATTCAACTTTAAGTGGTCTTAGAGATAGTACTGTTGGACTTCCATCAGAACTTCGTGAAGAAAGAGTACATGGTCCAACTGGAACTACTTGGGATGAAGCAAAGCCAGGTCCTTGGGCGCATGTTCCCCAATCTGGGGCTATTAATCCTTATGGGAGAGGATATGGTACAGATGTTACTCATACATTAGGTCGTTTTATGTCTAAGGTAAATCCTGCCAAGACGTTCATTAATTTAAAAGATACTTATGACATGGTGAATGAAGTAGAGGATCCAGATTTAGTTTCAGGAAAATTTCAACCAATTAAAGCATTAGGATCTTTACATGGTGCTGTGAAGAATATTAATTTTAATTCTGGATTGAAAGGTTTCTATCCAGAGGAAGTAGCTAGAGCTGGTATGTATTTATCTCCTTGGAAACCTAAACCTTATGAGGTTAATATAGATGTCCCATATTCAGGTGATATTAATAATAGAGAAGTTTATAATCGCTAGTCTTCGTCCTTAGGAAAGAGTCCTTGTAAAAATAAAGCCAATAATAAATTAGTTACTAGCGTCCACATTATTAAATAGGTAAAATCGTTCACTCTTCTATTAGAACTGATTCGATGTAATTTGGGTGTTCTTGCAAAGCCTTGATATCTGATTTTGCTACTTGGATAGCTTCATAAGAGTCTGTGGCGTAGGTACAGATGTCTCTGTGTGACTGATCAGCTACGTGATAGCCGATAGTGTAGTGTTTAACCATTACTAGAACCGTGATTAGTTCTACTTTATGTGAGCGTATTTCTTGTTGTTAGCAATCGTAGACGACAAGGTCTTTACGAAAATCGTTAAGTCCTCTGGATAAGCACTCAATAGTAAATTCTCCTGTACTCATGTTGATCGGTACAATATTTTCTTCTTTTAGTTCTGTTAAAAGTGAGCGTATTTCATTACGTTCATCTCGGTTATTCGTCATCGGATAAAGGTCAGGTGTGATGATTACTTCCATACCGTTAATTCTACCCCTACCGATCGTCTTCAAACAATAGAAATTTCTTGACATCCTTATCATCTGCCGTTGCTACATTCAAAATAGTTTTTAATTTTCTTTCTGCACTGAGTGCACGATCGCTCCAATGAGACATGGCTTTACCTGTGTTAGCCAATTCAGTCTCTAAGGCTGTCTGAAAGAGTGCAGAGGGGCTTATATTCTTGCCCGACTGCTTCCATCTCGTAGCCAATTCATCTGGCACAGAGACGCTTATAACGGAAGCCATTTCTTAATTAGTTATATGCCTACCAAAGATAGCACGTTACTTATGTAAGTCAGCCACCCTTGGTTTATGAGATTCAGTAGCAGTAACCGCTATTGGTTCACTAACAGTGAGATTATTGGATATAGCTCTTAAATCGTTAGCAAATTTTTCAGCTTCATCTATCGAGGAGAACTGGGGATGATGTGAACCTACATCTATGTGATAAACAAAAACGACGTAGCCAATTACTGGAAATCCCATAGATAAGTCTTTATACCGATCAAACTTAACAGGTCTTGTGCCTAAAGCAAGTACATCAATCAAGATTGTCTAGTTCTTTACCTGGTCTGTATAGTCTGAAATACTTGTCGATCATTGAGATTTGATCATCCCACCTAGCAATTTTGTCTAGTTCTTCCTGCATGGCATGGGTTATATCAGGATGTTCACCAATACCAACTGGGTTGGCCAGATAAACTTCTATATTTGCTTTGTGCATCTCAATTTCGCCTTGAGCATGGGATCTCAAAGCTTTCAATAACGTTTCTCTCATTTTCATGCCAGTAAGAATGGACCTGACTTGTAATATACCTCTGGGTTATCTTTAACGGTCTGATCTGCTTCTTCGTGATCTGTAACTTTGATTACTTCACTAGTGCTTGTTGGTGATCCTTTGGTCAGTACAGCCCATGCAAGGCGTTTAGCTGGCTTAGATCCATTCATGTTTATCATGAGATTATTTTTCATTCGCGTATTTAATTATGGAGGGAATAAACCTTTACAGTACAAACTGCTGTGCAATAAAAAACCACTGCTATGACTAGGTTTAGAAATCCCAGTCTAGTAGTGGTAAGGGTTTTGTCTTCTTAGAAATCTTTAGATTTGCTGTTATTCTTTTTTGTTTATTAGAGCTTGAAGTGCTTGCTGATCATTCTTTTCTAGAGCATTTGCTATTTGCTGTGAAACGTGATCATAATCACGGGACTTTGATCTTGTCCGACGCCTATATTCAAGACTTCTTTTGAAAGAACTTGGAGTAGTCATTAGATGGTGTGCAGTTGACCTACTTAGGATATATCAATTTGGCTATTAGCGTGTAAAGGATCTACCTCTGGCGTTACATTCAGTGGTATAAATTGCTCTTTGATTGCTTTGAAGAGTTCTACAGTCTGATCCAGACTAAGTTCTTGCTCTCCATGAATATTATCGATGAAGAGAGGATCCTCCATCAATATATCCAAATTAATCAATATCGAATCTAATTTACTAACTATTGATTTATGGTGCTTGACCATATCTTTAGTCTGTTTCATGGCAGTGATCATATAAGTATATAAGTTTGCCATGTAACTTTACATCTAATTATCTTAGAGATATCCCTGCCAGCTATTGGATCCGGATTGTCCTCTACTGCTACCTTTATCTGTATTTAAGAATGAATAGTCACCTGTTAAAAGAGCCTGTCTTTCTGCATCACTTGAGAGTCCACTTGTATTAGATCCTCCAGGAACATTACTACGGCGTTCAGGTCTATTAGAACTTCCATATTGACTTGGTCTACCTTCATTAGGACTACCACCAAAGGTAGATCTACGTCTGCCAGTTCTTTCTCTACCTAAGGATCTACCTCTTTCGTCAAAACGACTTCTTAAGGTGTCATATTCGCCACCTCTTGTGTCATATCGACCTTGTAGTTCGCCATATTTACCTTGGAGATTGCCATAATCTGCATAGGTTTTATCATATTTACTTTGTAGTTCTCCATGTCTACCTCTTAGAGCATCAAATCTGGTACTTCTTTCGTCATACCGACCTTGTAGTTTTCCATGTCTACCCCTTAGATCATCTAATCTGGTACCTCTGTCTTGATACTGACCTTGGAGATCATCATATCTGGTACCTCTTTCTTTGTACTGACCTTGTAGGTCGCCATATTGACTTTGTAGGTCACCATATTTGGTTGATTGGGTATCATATTGTCCCTGCAAGGTTCCATACTTTTTGTTGAACTCTTCTTGTGTTGCTGCTGCCTTCTTGTCGGCTTCACTTTGCCACGTTCCTTTAGCTGTATCTAACCTGGTGCCATACCGTTTTTCAGCTTGATCATGCCAACCAGTTCTAGCTTCGCCTAAACGTGCATCATACCTAGCATCAGCTGCTGTTCTCCATTCACCTCTGGCAGTTTTTAGTCTGTCATCATAGAGATTACGCTGTTCGTTGATGTATTCAGCTTTTCTCTGTCCTTCTTGTGCAGTCCAGAGGTCTCTTTGACCAGCTAAGCGTGTATCATATTTGGCTTCACGCTCAGTGTGCCATCCTTTCTTTAGCTCATCTACTTCTTTTTGAGTATATGTTTTTGGAGGAGGAGGAGGAGGTGAACCGCCGCCGCCTTTATTATGTAGTAGTACTAGTTCATCACTTAAGACATAAGTATGAGCACCATTAACGGTTAATTCAATAGATTCCCCTGTACCAAGCTTTTCAGAACCCTCAACTTCTACTTCACCTTCTAATTTAGATATCTTATCTCCTTTTTTGAGGTCAGTTGCCTTTAACCAGCTGCTTTTTGCAGGTGAATAAAATACATCTTCTTCTGAACAATTAAATGTCTTACCTGATAGCTTAAGAGCTAATAAGGGAGATTCAATAACTCTTACGTAAGTTACCTCATGTTCACCACGTTCAAGAGTATGCTGATGGAGAGTATCTAGCTTATCTCCTACTTCTATTTCTCTAGCAGGTTTAGTTGTTCCTCCTGCTAAGAGGATTTCCATATCAGGTATGTGACCCATGGTCTTACTTAAGGTTATTGTCTTTATCGATTCTATCGGTACTAATTATTTAGGTTTAGCGTCTATTCAAAATTGCCATCATTAAGTCTCTGCCTAAGCTTCGGGTAGGAGATGTATTTACACCTCTTCTAGTTCTAGTGCTTCTTTCTCTTCTCTGTCCAGGACCTCTTTGATAACGATCATCGGTTCGATCTCCATCACTATCAATGAAATCTGCAGTACCAATGGTTCCAGGCTCCCAGTCTATTCTTTCACCCCATCGTCCTTCACTTGGACTACTACGTATTGGTTGAATAGTTACTTCTCTTTCTTTTGGCATTTCAGTTTCACGCCAATCTCCATAGACAGGTTGAATACTTACTTCTTTTTCTTTTCTAGGTAGTTGTCTTTCACGCCAATCTACCCCTTCTTTCTTTGCTTGATCTGCAAGTTCTCTAGCTCTTTCTCTACGCTGTTCTTTTTCTGTAGCCATATACTGATAGTCTCTTTGACCTTGTTTAAAGCCAGGTTTATCGGGTTTCCATGCATCGGGTTTCCAGTCTCCTTCTCTTGGTAGAGTTACTACTACGTCTGATCCACCCCAATCATCTCTATCCCATGGACGAACATACTCTTGAGGAACATAATCTGAACGTCCTAGATCCCATTCAATATCATCATGGATAGATGGTTTTTTATCAGATATTAATCTAGGCATGCCTCCTGTCAACGAGTCAGGCTCATAAATACTTAGATCAGTTCCAGGCGCGAATCTTGACATTACTTCTATTAATAACTATTCAATCTATTCTATCTTCCTTATATATAGTCTTTGACAGTGGCGCAAACACGTGGTTTATTATTTTAAGACGAGTATTAAACCTCTAATAAACATTGCAGCGAATACTACATAGTAGGTCCACATGATCCACATACCTATTTTGTTGTGGCGTGAACCTTTGACGTAATTAACTTCGACGTTATTATCCCAACCTTTGACCATATAGTCATCAGTTGTTATTTTTCTCTTTGGTTTTCTTTCCCAAGGGCGTGGTTCTGAAAGGTTTAACCAATCCTTCATTTTTTAGCTTGTGCTTGATCTACCCATGTTTTAGCTGATTTACCTAGCTCTTTGGTTTTATCAATGGCTTTTGTAATATACGGACTAGCTTCTTCAGCTATCCATTGGCAGTCTTGTAGAAATTCTGAGAAGTGTAGGGTGTGTACTTTCCACCTGGTTTTAGCATCTGCAACATAGTCCTTAAGAGGAATTACTTTAATCTTCTTAGGAGGTGCAATTTTAATTTTGAAATCGTCAGTCATTGTTTCGGAGGGCTGTGAGAGTTTGTTTAAGAAGGCGTCAGTTCTAGCCCTAGGGCTTAGTGTAGCTTCAATAGCCATAGCCGGTTCCATCATCATCTTCGCCTAATATTAATACCCAAAGCCAAATTAAGCCAAGGATTAACATAATTGATTCAAAGATTGGAGTCGGCATCATTGATAATCTTTACTTTGTAGATAGTAGTTTTCGCAGCTTTCTTTGCGAATGAAAGGTCAATCCTTTTCTTTAACCAATATAAGAATGTCAGGACAAGGATAAATTGAATACCCTCTCCCCAGGACATGTCCCATGCGTCTACAAGATCGAGACTAGCTGCTGCAAATAAGTGCATTAGAGATAAGCCTTAGATATGTTCGTGGCAAATCCTACAACTGTTACACCTGCTGCTAAGACCGCAGCTGCTCCTATTACCCATTTTTCTACAACTTTTAATCGTTCTCGGAGTTCTTCTTGTTTCTCCTCCAGACGTTCTACTTTATTTTGAAGGAGGACAATTCTGACCTCCTGTCTGGTATCAAGACTTAGTTCGTCGCTCATTGTACATATTGATCGACGGTATCTACTTCACGATTCCTAATTGCCTTAGCTACTTGTTCGAATAGCTGATCATCAATGTCAGTTTTAGTTGACTTGACTGCTTTAGCTAAGACTACTAAACAGATTTCAATTAATCTTTCTCCAATATCTGAGTCATCGGGTATTGCTTTCACTGCATCCTTGATGATTTTTGATGCAAATGGTAGGAACGATTTAAACATTGATAAGAGTACTGACTAGTTGTCGATACTTTATAGGGTGTCAACTTTAACTATATTTTCTAATTCTAAAATAAGAGTTATTGATTATTAATGTTGTGAATACTGACGAGTTTTTAGATAAATTTAAAAATTCTCTTGCAGAGGAGATAGCAGGTTTTGGTGCTAAGGAAGGAGAAAGAAGGTTTGTTAAACACTTTAGTAATGATGAACGAGTTCAAAATATTGATGAAGATGAATTAGGTGGTTCTCTTTCAGGTTTAACAAAAGAAGAATATACTCCTATAAGAAATAAGGTATTTGATACAGCGTTTGGTACAGGTTTTTCTGAACAGTATGATCGACATCCTCTTGTTGGACAAGGAGGCTTTGGTACAGTTTTTGAAAAACCTGGTGATCCTAGGCGTGTTTTAAAAGTTCAACGATTAGATCAGGATACTGATAGAGCCAAAGCAGACTATGAAGTTGAAAGGCAAATGGAAGCAGCAGAGTTTGGTTTAGCACCTCGTGTTCATGCTGTTGAAACTGCTCCTAGTTCTTATCAGCATCGTAACTCAAATTGGAAGGCTAATTTACACACTATTGAGATGGATAAAGTACCTACAGAAAATATAGAACGTGGTAATCGTGAACAAGCTTTAGCTCTTGCAAAATCTAGATTAAAGTTAGCTAGTAAGACTGGTATTGTTCATGATGATTTAAATACTCCTTATGGTAAGAGAGAAGATCATATGTCTTATGACCCAGTTACTAAAACAATGAGTTTTATTGATTATGGAAAGACAGAAAAATATGATCATGCTCAAGATTTACATGACCATGATAAATATGGCCGAGAATTTAATAAAGCTACTGGTAGAGCAGAACACTTTTTAGATCATAAAGTTGATGCTATTTATGACGGTATGCAAGCAGTTGGTAATCAGGAAGAGGCAACTATTTTTTATGAGACATATAAAGATTTAAAAAATACAGATTTAAGGTCTGCTAGTGATCTAGTAGATCAAGGGGAATCTTTAATAAATAGACATAGTATGGCTGATACAGTTTTAACTAAGGTCGATAAGAGAGGCCATAAGTACGAAATTAATAATCCTACTGCGTCCGATGTTTTGAGAGACTTTTGAGTTTATCTTAAGTTTTACTTACCCTGAAAAACGAAAGTAAAATGCCCAAAACGAAAGTAAATTTACTTAGTATGTTTGTACCAAGGATGGATATATTCACCTCTTGTTGTTTCTTCTCCTCTTTTGCCACTTATTGACCATGTTCTGAACCAATCAGCATCACTTTTTAAGATACTTGGATCTGCTTTATTGATAGCTTCTTGTAGCTCCATCATACTGGCGCAATGATAAGGACATCCTGGATCAAAGTGTTCGAAGAAGTCTCTAATTACTAGGTCATATTTCATTTGCTTTTTAATTCAAGCCGATGATCTTCGTGCATCTTTTCTAACTGTTGAAAAATAACATTTAGATCTTCACAGATGCTCTTTGTTGAGGTTCCTAATGTACAAAGATCTCTTTGCATTAGTGCAATTTTCTCTTTGCAATCTAATAAGACTCGGCATTGAATAGTTGAAGGTTCGTACATTAATCGAGGTGTTTCCAGACTTTTCTGGACTTTATTGCTTGGATGTAGCCAACATCAATGTCATGCTTTTCTGCTAGTGCCACCCGCGTTAGTTTATCAGGATTATTTCTTATATCTCTTACTTGATCTGCTCTTAATTTTGAATGCTTTGGTATTCCTAATTCTGAGTTGTATTTAACAACGTGTTCTTCTGTTTTAAAACTCTCTCCGCACTCTAAACATCTTCGATAACGAGTTACATGATCTGTACGATGATCAACACTTACGATCTTTGCACTTCGTTTTTTACAGTTAGGACATTTGAAACTGGCATGAGGGCTATTAGCCATTAGTTTTTACTGTTGAGTCGTTTTGATTATAGTCTTTTTCCCATTTGAGTTGATTTTGTCTGATTGGATCGGTATGTGTGTTGCCATCCCATAGAACGTCATAGACAAAATGTCTTTTACCTCCTTTATCTCTACAGATCTTCTTATCGGTATATCCATTACTCATTAATATTCCTCTTCTTACTTTGTACGTCTTCTTATCCTTCTTAAAAGATTGGCTTGATGTTGTCAATGGAATGTGATTTCTATGTACAACTCGGTCGCCTTTTGTGTAGTTAGGTTTTTTTGGAGGATTAGCCATGGTGTAAAAGAGAGATGTTTGTGGGGGCTTACGAGTACATGCTTAGTGTCAACCTATGATGGACGCTTACTTAACGCCCTTGAGACCGCTGACACTCTTCGATGAGAACCCATTTACTTAGAGATTGAAAGCTCGAAAAATTACCAGTTAGTCCGACCAGTAAAAATTCTTTCTCTAGGGCAGCATGATACGGAAAGGTCTTTTCCACTCCGCCCCTTGTTTAAAATGGAATGTCGTCTTTAGGATCTAGCTTGGGAAGACCTGTTATGTCAAGTCCCTTCTTTTCCCATTCCTTGATTTCTTCTTCAGTAGCATTGGTTGTCCATCCAGTCCCTATAGATTCTTTAGGGATCTTTCCTTTACGTGGCTTAAGTGCTTCATCAACATATTCAATAGCTGATTTACACATGTGCTCACTTAATTTTTTATCCCAACAACCTCCTGGATCGATAGTTCTAGACATATCAATATGCTTTAGACGAGTTTTATCAATACTCGCTACAGCAGTCCAATCTTCTTTATCGATGGCCCGTAGGCGATCATCTTTAAGATCATTTAATAAGGAGAAGTACTCGCAGTTGATTGCATCAGCTACTGTTTCTCCTTCATCATATTGATCCTGTAGGAAGAGTTTTCTACCTTCTCTGGCGTAAGTTCTACATTGTTGAGCTGACTTCTCAGTCAAATCGATTAGATAGCTAACTATTTTACTGTTAGGCCAAGATGCAGCAATTAGATCTCGTGCTATCTCACAGCGTTTATTAAACTCTGTGTCTGTTGCTCGTTCATTTGTCATCAGTTTTCTCCTGATTGATTAGTGAGTTTCGGAAGTCATCTAGTTTGCCACTTTCAGTGAATGCATAGAAAGAGCGTGGTAGTTGTTCTAGGTATTTGAGAGCGTTCGCATGCGTCATATCATATTCGTTATAGAAGCCAGACTTAGGGTCTTTAAGTTCATTAATTACTCTTACTTTGTCCTCAGTGCAGCAGAGCATTATTGATTCACCTTCTCTTACGAAGGGATCATTTACATGAAGGTAGAAGTGTGGTTCCCCTTCTCCAATAGCTTGTGAGCCATTTAGCTTGTCATCATATTGAAGGTATGGAATCCATGTCTTCTCTAGAGAAGGGATAGTTTTCATCCAGTCAGTTCTATTCATTAAGCTGCCTCCTTTTTCTGCTTCTTGTCATATTCTTTACCTAGTCTTTCTTCATCACTAGCTCTTCTCATTATTGTTAGTGAATCTTCAAAACTATGGCTGTCTATAGCAGCTTGAAGATTTGCTATCTCGATAGACAAAGAAATCGAAGTTTTTCTTAGAGCTTCTATTCCATCATCAAAGATTTCAGAACATACTTGCTCTGTCTCAAACCAGCCAGTGAGTCCTTCTAGTTCCTCTGAATAATCTCCTCCTTTACATTCCCACTTCATTTTCTGATGCGTGAGAAAATGCTCAGAAACGTAAAGAGAATTAGTTCTCGATAACTTTTTATCAATTTCTGAATTTAATCTGCTGATGCGATCCATATTTGCGTGGTGTACTTTCACAGCTTTGTCATGCTGCTCTTGTACCCACTTTTCTTTTGCAGTTGGATTGTTGTTAGGCATTGGTCTGTGTGGTAAAGGTGTGTGTTTAAGAAATGGTCAGAGGTGGTGGAATCTCTGGGGTGAAAGTCCAAGCTATGTAGCCATGCTCAGAAGATCGTCTTGCCTTTTCTAATGGAAAGACATACCAGCCAGTGTCTTCATGGAAGCATAGAATTTTTCCATGCTTGTCAGTATGATCTTCTGTCGGTAGTCCATCTGCTAGGTAGAAGATGTTTTCTCCAAGGATCACGTTTGTCTTTAATGTGTCCATTACTCCATCTACGTGAATAGCTCCGAATGGATCTCTTGTGTTAGACATCTTTAGCTTCTTTGTGAAAGTTGATTTTTTCCAAAGTTCTTTTTGATGTAACTTTCTGTAAGTCCTCTATAGAAAAACCAGTCTGATGAAATTCGTTTTCTTTAATCAAATCAGACAAGATCTTTTTATATAGAATTTCAGTTTCATTAGTCATTAGTCTCGACCTTCTTGTGAAAGTTGTACATAATTGGATTGAATGTAGTTGGTGAGATGTAATTCTCAGGGAAGTGATCGATGACTCTATCAACTTGTATTGGAGGAAGTTGATATACCCCTGTGAGGTAGTCTTGGATGTCTTCTTTAGTCCAACTGATGTCGATATTGGGGAAAATATCTAGCAGGATTGTTGCTGCTTCTTCCCCTTTAATTCCTCCGTCAGCTATTAAGCTGAGAAGTGCGGCTTGTTCCATATCTTTTTCAGTAGGTTCGTAGATCATTTAGATATGAGAGGGGATACATAGACCGTAATGTCTTGTGTAGTTTTGCCTGTGTCAATAGCAATCTGCTTTTCAGCTTCAAGTTCGTGTTCTAAACGAACGATGTCAGCTTCAAAT